CCCAAATATCACATCTGAATTTCTTTGTAGAATTTCTTTGTCAAAAAAAACATCACTCCCAAAAAAAAAATATGCACCCCAAAAAAAAATATAAAACTGACTTGCTGATTAACACAAAAAACTCACTTGCTGAAATATACTCAAACTGGGTTTTTAAGATTATACATGAATTACGAACTATTCACATTTGCAGAATTAAATATAACTATATCTATATGCACAAACGCCCTTTTTTTTAACTCTGATTAACTTTTTACCTCATTTTGGTACAAGTATATCACTTAACTAAAAATAACCTCTTAAATCGCCTTATTTTAAGTCAAAAGGGTTTTGTTTGCTTTTTGTATGTTTTGGTATTGTGTAGATATAGCCGAAAAGCTGTGTTTTGTTGGGTTTTAGGCTATTTTGTAGGTTGTTTGGTATTCTGTATTGTTTGGGTACAAAAAAAGCCGTAAAAACGGCTTAATTCAATGATAAAAATTTAAAAAGGCAACTATGACAAAAAACTTGACATCAATTTGAAAAAATAACCACCCAGACTTTGTGAAGTAACTGTTGAACTTGAACTTTAAAACCTTTATAACACACGCAATTCCGAAGATTTGTAGATGCTGGGTGGGTATTGTATTATTAATAAAAAATCTACTCAAAGTGGACTGAACACTTTGAAATCAAAATCCCATAAGGCAAATGTAATGCCTTGTTTTTATATATGCAAGAGTACATGAAAATAAATGCCTAAATCATTCTGGAAATGGCTCGTTTAGTGGGTTCTGGTGGGTTTGGAACTGGTGCAGTAGTTAGGTAGGTAGGGCAGTAAGGATATGAGTGGTCAAATAAGTGGTCAAATAAGTGGTCAAATAAGTGGTCAAATAAGTGGTCAGATGGGTCAGAATATACGCAAATACAACGATTATAAAGGGATTGTGGCTATTTATATGCAGTTACATATATAAAGCTTGGAAATGGGGGTGTTTAGGGTATTGTTTAGGGTAGTTTTAAGGGTATAGACTGAAATTTAAAAACATTTTTAAGGGTATAGACTGAAATTGTTGGCTCTGGTGGGTGGGTCGGTAGTGGGTTTCGTTGAGTGAAATACAATTTTCGTTGAGTAAACTAAACGGTTTCGTTGAGTAAACTAAACTATTTTTATTCTGTAAAATGGAACTGGGTAGTTTCGTGTGGGTTTTGATACAAAGTTGGAACTAATTTGGGACTAATTTGGGACTAATTTGGGACTAATTTGGAACTAACTTAAACTCATTATCAAACAAATAACCTATTTATTTGGGAAACTTTTGGGACTTTTTTGGGACTGATTTGGAACTGGGGTGGGAAAAATTAGTGGTTTTGTTGAATTATAAGAAAAAATGTGAAAATTTATTGATAAACGATAAATTATTTATGCAGAAAACAAGCTTTTGCTCCAAAAAAATCAAAAAAAAATTTTTTAAATCATCGAATACAACAATCTTTGTTAGAGCCTTATTTTATTGGTGCTAACAAAGATTAAAAAACGTTTTAGATGAAAACGTAAAAAACGCTAAAAACAGCAAAAAAAATCAAAAAAGTGTCAAAAACGTTCAAAAAACGTTCATTTTTGAACATTTTTTTCAAAAAAAACACGTTTTCTTGAGTAATTTCAATCTTTGTTAAGTATTGATTTTATTGGTGTTCGCAAGGTTTTTTATATGCTTTATCATCAATGATTAAAAAATAAAAAAAAATGATAAAAAATACAAACTATAAATATTTCTTATCAAAATAAAGTAAAGTTATAAATAAAAAGAATAGTATATTTTTTATAATAATTTGTATTTTAAATAATATTTTATATTTTTGCTATGAACTTTTAATCTTTATAAAAAAATGGATTTACAAAATCAAACTTTTGAATTGTTAGAGCAAACAGCTACTAACTGGACTGTAAACAAATTACCACTTGTTACAGAAAACGGATTATCAACTGAATCTTATGGTATGTTCAGAAATGATAACAATTTATGGCTTGGAACTATTGGTAAACAATATGAGCCAATGCACAATTTTGAAGTAGCAGAAACACTAATTGCTACTACTGAAGAAATAAGCGAAAAACATAGGGGCGGTATGTTATTCAATGGTAAAAAAGTTTTTTATCAATCTGAAATAAAACCTATTCAAGTTGCTAACGATGAGGTTAAGCGTTTTGTTACTATTCTTAATTCGCATGATGGTTCTTCTTCTATTGGTTTTGGTTTTTCTAATACAGTAGTTGTTTGTCAAAATACTTTTTACAAAGCAATGAAGGAAGTACAAAAATTCAGACATACTACTTCGGCTTCAGAAAGATTAGGAATAGCAAGAAAACAAGTTAGAGAAATTTTATTAGCAGAAAATGAAGTTATGGAAATTTATCAAAAAATGGCTGATACTAAAATCAGCAATAAAGCTATCAAACTTGTTATAGCTGATTTGTTTGATTTAAAAGAAGAAGATATTGATAAGCCAATTGAGGATTTTTCTACAAGAAAAGTAAATGACATAGCTAAATTTAAACAAATTTTAGATAGTGAGTTGGCTTCACATGGAGAAACTATTTGGGGTTTGTTTAATGCAGTAACTTGGAAAACTAATCACGCTGACATAAAAAGAAACAATCAACTTGAAAACGTAATGGTTGGTTCTGGATATAAAAAAAACAATTCCGCTTTTAAAACATTATCTGAATTAGTTTATTAATAATAACACCTCTCGATGTATAGGCTAATCGTAAACTTTAATATTAATTATAAAAACAAAAACAAAATGAAAAAATTATTGGTTATCGCGGTTTTATTACAAGGTTTATTTTCTAATGCTCAAGAGTATGTTGTAGAACATGAAATTGATGAAATAACAAAAAACGAGTATTATTTACCAACTGAAAAAATGATTATTGCAAACAAAGAAAAAACAAAAGGATTTACAATAAGTCCTAATTTTAAGTTTCAAGATAATAAATTGATTTTACAATCTGTAATTGTAAAATCAGTTGTAGGTAGTTCTTGTGTAGAAAAAAGCAAACTTTATTTTCTTTTAGAAAACGACAAAGTAATTACATTAGATTCTTGGAATAGTTTTAATTGTGATGGAACTTCTTATTTTGACTTTACAGATGAAGATTTAAAAAGCTTATCTGAATCTAAAGTAAAATTAGTTCGATTTGTTAATGGATATGAATATGCAGAATTTCAAAACAATCCAGTAGATGAAAAAAAGAACTTTTTTATAAGAGTTATAACAAACAGTAAAATAGTTGAAGTAAAATAATTCTTAATCCTCTCGATGGTGGTTAATCGAATTTTATTATGAAAATATTCTTTCAATCATTCTTTCAAATAGGATTAGTTGCTATAAGCACCATTTTAATAACAAAAGGTTACATAGTGGGTATATTTATTGCTTCGTTTCTTATTAGCCTTCTTTGGGCGTTTAATGTAAGCCGAGTTGCTATATCTACTTTAAATCAAAAACTAACTTATGCCTTTGGTGCAGGTTGTGGTTCAGTAGTCGGAGTTTTAATTTTAAAATATTTTAATTTTTAGTTATGAAAAACATACACATATTACCAACATTACAACCAAGTAGATTGTGGTTTCACAAACTTAATCGTAATCTTGGATTTTCAGACTTACCTATGGAATATAATGGTTCTGGAACTTGGGTAGAAGGTAGAAACATCTACATCACTAATGATGAAGAAATTAAAGAAAGAGATTGGTTTACAGATAGTAATAATTCATTAAAAAAAAATTATAAATTATCTCACGTTCAATTTGCTAATCCAAAAAAAATCATACTTACAACAGACCAAGACTTAATCAAAGATGGTGTACAAGCTATTGATGATGAGTTTTTAGAATGGTTTGTTAAGAATCCTACTTGTGAGTTTGTTGATATTGAATCATATAAGATTGATAAAGAATGGGATGAAAAACATACTCAATTTAATCCTATTTATCCAGTGAAAAATAAATACAAAATCAACATCCCACAAGAAGAACAACAAGACAAGAATATGTATAGCGAGGAACAGGTTCTTGGTAAAATTAAATTATTTGCAAGAATGTTAAAGTTAAATTATAATGTTGCAATTAATTTTGAAAAAATTGCTGAAGAATGGTTTGAAAAAATTAAAAATAAATAAGATATGAAACAAACAGCAGTAGAATGGTTAGAAGAACAAATGGATAATTTATTAATGGATGGTTATGCTTTTAATTCTGTTCAAGCAAATGAATTATATAATCAAGCCAAAGAAATGGAAAAAAATCAGATAATTGATGCAAGACAAGATGGTCACGATTCTACTTATGCAGAATATGGCGAAACTCCTAAATGTTATATAGATGGGAGTAATGAACAATACTACAACGAAATTTTTAAAAAAATATAAATACCAATTGCAAGGATAAGTGCTAAAAATATTATGAGTGCAACAAAAGAAAAATTACACGATGTAATTGAAAAAGAAATGAGAAAATTACAAATTGTAAATTTCATTGATAAAACATTCAATGAAATTCCTACACAAGATAACCCTGCTTTTATGAATAAAAAAGAATGGGATAATTTAGGTGAGGATGGATGTATCTTAATTACAAAACAAGATGAAGATAGTTATCCTTATAAAAATAGAGGAAGATACTGTGTTTTCAGAATTACTCCTGTTGAAGATAGTGAAGAAGACGAATCTGTAACATGTTTGGGTTTATTTTTTGAAAGTCATTTAACTATATTATTTGCTGAAATGGCTTCAGAACTTACAAGGGATTTATTGCCTGATGAAGTTAATTCAAAAGAAGAACACGAACAATATTTAAAAGACATTTAATTTAAAAAGAAATAAGATATGAAACAAACAGCAGTAGAATGGTTATATAAAAAACTACATAAAGAAAACTATATTTATGAAAATATGGCAAAATTTTTAAAAGAAGCCAAAGAAATGGAAAAGCAACAGATTATTGAAGCTTATAATAAAATATCAATGGATACAGCAGAGCAATACTACAACGAAACATTTAACAAATAACATTATGAAAAAACTATTATTAATTGCGTTATTGTTTGTATCGTTTACAAACTATGCACAAAAAGAAACTTTCACAAAAACATATAAGTCATATAACACAAAAGAAGATGGTGTTATTATGGAATTACAAAGAACAGACCTATTGGTTGTTTTTAATGAAAAGAATACTGGATATATATGTTTGTATTACCAAGATGGTAAAACAATTAAATACAAGCCTTATGGTAATGTTGAAAAAGTTGAAACAACTGATGGAGATAAGACACAATTAATTAAAGCAATAGATGTTTCTTCTGGAGATGAAGTTTTAATTCAATTATTTGACGAATCTGAAATGTTAAGAATTATAATTGCTCAAGGTTGGTTGATAGAATTTTACAAATAATATAAATTATTTAATATAATATTTTGTATTATAAATAATATTTTATACTTTTGACTTGAACTTTAAAACTGAAAAGATGAAAAAATATTTTGAATTGTCAATTATTGAAAAAATCTATATAAAGCAACACGCTATTTATGCGAACAAAAATAAAAGATTGCATTTTAAAACTCCAATTGCTTTGTCATATTTAAACGAACTTCAAATACATACACTTTTAAGTTAATGAAAAAAACACAAAAAATATACAATGCTATTATAATGCTTGTTGCACTTTACTTTTTATTAAGAGTTATAATTTCTATAATTTTTAAAATATGATACAAGAATTTATAACAGTAGATGGAGAAGTAATTTCAGTAGAAGAAAACTCTTTTTACACAAAACTATTAAATCATATTCCAGATGAAGAACTCACTTCTTATTTTCTCAAAAAAAACCTTCTTAAAAAAGTTAGAGAAAACCACAAAGTAACCAATGGAGATAATGGACTTTCTATTATACAATTGAGAAGCTTTTTTTCTTTTGAAGAAATAGAACAAGCTTTGGAATATTTACAAGAAAAAAACCAAATTCAAAAGAGAGAAGGAATTAATCACGAACTATATTTTTTAAACACTAAAAACAAATAAAATGGAAATTTTTACACCAGAATTTAGAGAAGAATTAATGGGTAATTTAGAAATAATAACCATTGGACTAAAATCAGATTTACCAATTAATAAAGTAAAAGAGTTAAATGATAAAATTAATTTAGCCGTACAAAAAGAGAGAGAGATTGCAAACCCTAAAAAGAAAAAAAAGAACCAATTTGAAGAAGGAGATGTTGTTTATTGGGGAAAAATAAAAGGAATTGTTATAAAAAAATTTATTAATAATAATAACGATTTTGTGCTTTTTGTGAAATTTGAAAATAAACAAAATATGTGGTTTACAAAAGATGGTAGATGTAGATATTTTAAAGGTCTGCCAATAGTTCTTTCCCACTTCCCTTATAAATTAAAAATGAAGAAAATTAAATAATATGCGAAGTATAAAAGAACTTTTACAAATAACTTTAGAAAATCAAAAATATTTTTATTCTGGTTTATGTGGTTTTGTTTCTGGATTACAATATTCTGATAAAATAACTTGGGAAGAAAGACGACTTTTGCTGAATTATATTACAGATAATAGACCAAGTAAGTGGAGTAGTTTGAGTGCTTTCAGAAGTAGAAATAGTGCTTATTATTGGAAAGAAACAGACATAAAGCCAAGAATAAAATGGATTAAAAAACACATAAAGTTAAACTCTTAATTTTTTTAAAATGATACTTAAAAGACCTTTAATATTTTTCGATTTAGAATCGACTGGATTAGATGTTTCAACGGCAAGAATAGTTGAAATAGCTTGTATTAAAATTGACCTTGATGGCAATAGAACCGAAAAGTGTACTTTGATTAATCCAACAATACCTATTCCAAAAGAAGCAAGTGATGTGCATGGTATTACAGATGAAAAAGTAGCTAATGCTCCAAAGTTTATTGAATTATCAAAATCATTATATAACTTTTTTAAAGATTGTGATATAGCTGGTTTTAATTCCGATAACTACGACATACCGCTTTTGGTTGAAGAATTTTCAAGATGCAATATTATTTTTGGCGATTGGGAACTTAATACAGTAGATGTTTATAGAATTGAAAAACTATTAAGACCTACTAAACTTTCAGATGTTTACAAAAGATATACTGGAAATGATTTAAAAGATGCCCATAGTGCTTTAGCCGATGTAAATGCAACGCTTGAAATACTATTCCACCAATACGATGGCAAAGAAGAAGTTACTCCAGAAGAAATGGAAAACTTTTACCGACAAAAAAAACGATATGACTTATGTAATAAAATGTATTTTAATGAAGAAGGAAAAGTTTGTTGGAGCTTCGGTAAAAACGCACATAAACCTATTGAAACAGATATGAAGTATGTTGATTGGGTTTTAAGACAAAACACTTTCTCAAAAGAAACAAAACGTAAAATTAATGACTATTTTAATAAGGATGTAATTAAGGAGTAATGGAAAATATAGAAAAAAGAATGACTATTTTAGATTTTATTAATCAACCATTTATATCACTTCGTACTAAAAATTCTTTAATTTTTATAAACGAACATTATACTTACATGGATGAGTTATCTGTTGTTAAGTTGGGTAAATTTAGAAAAGTTGGAATACAAACAATATTTGAAATTCAAAAGTATTATCCTAACCTTAAAAATGAATTACAATTTATAAGTAATTATGAAATAGGAAAATACTTAAAACGTAATCGTAAATATAAACCAACAAACACACCAACAAAAAAAATGTCAAACATAGAAGATAAGATAGGAGCATGGATTGGTGCTAATGCTTCAGATAAGACAAAAGAAAGAGAATTGTTAGAAGTGGTTAAAGAGTTTGCAAAAGACTTTGCTTTGTGGAAAGAGTACCAAGTTCAGCAAGACGAAAATGGTAATTATTATGGAGAAAGCAGAATAGGTGTAAGCCGAAAAAATCCAGTAAATATTCATTCTTTAATGGATTTTTATTTAGAAGAAAAAAGATTGTCGAACAAACAAATTAATAAGCTAAAATGAAAAAATGGTTAGTAGGTTATTGGAAGTACAAAAATGACCAATGGGAAGATTTAGAAACTGAAGTGGAAGCAGTTGATTTTGACCATGCTTATAAGAGTTTTAGAAGATTTGCTCCAACATTAAAAATAAGATACATTCAAGAAATTAATTAGTATGACACCAATTGAACAAAAAGAATACATTATCAAAAGAATACACTTAATGGATGGTATTGAAATGAGTGATGAACTTTTTAAAATTAAATCAGAACAATTTGCGGAATACTTAATAGATACATTTGGATTTGAAATTATTAATAAATTAAGTTTATTCGCTGATTTTACAAATAATTATTGGCAATTAAAATTTATAAATAAAATATGACACCAAAACAAAAACTTAAATCTTTAGAAAAAAAGATGGAGCGTATTCAAAACTGGTCGCCAGAATTTGATTTTAAAAATGCTTGTAGATACATTGAATCAATAAAAAAATATCACGAATTACAAAAAGAACATTTTATATTGAAATTTGATATAGAACATTGTCAAACTTGTGGAAAAAAATTATGAAAACAGAACAATTAACAGCAAAAGAACATTCTAAAATAGCATTTCAAACAGCATTAGCAAAATCAATAATATCAAGTCAATTTGCACTTCATAATAACGAAATTCTCAAACACACTCAATACTATAAAGCAGATATAAAGAAGTATGGAAAACCATTCATATTAGCGTTAATTAGAGCAGAGGTAAAAGAATTTGACAAAGTAGATGATGTAGATAGCAAAAGAGTAGCTGAAATTTTTGAAAGTTTGGATAAAATTCTTCAAACTCTTTCAAGAGCTATTTTTATAGATTGGGAAGAATTAGATATGATTGTTAAAGCATACGCTAAAGACCCAGAAAGCATGAAAGGAATTGCTAAAAAGATAATAAAAAAAAATACACTTTAAAAACTAAAAAAAATGAACCAAGAACAAGAACTAATGGAAAACGGATTACCAAGAGAGGTAGTATTATCAATAGATAGCAAATTCAAAGAATATGAAGATATTGCTAACGAATGGAACAAAAAAGCATACGAAATAGAAGTTACCGATGAAAGCCAAGTTGAGTTAATGCAACAAGCTAAAGAAGGTAGATTACTTCTTAAAGCAAAGAGAGTTGAAATTGAAAAAACACGCAAACGCCTAAAAGAGCAATCTTTGTTAGAAGGTAGGTTTATAGATAGCCTTGCCAAAAGATTATTTATGATTATAGAACCAGCAGAGGAGCATTTAGCTATTCAAGAAAAATATGTGGAAACCAAAGAGCAATTAAGAAAAGCAAAACTTAAAGCAGACCGATTAGAATTACTAAAACCATATTTACAAGTTTTAGATTTAGATGCTTTTGATTTAAGTACTATGTCCGAAGTTGCTTTTACAACTATTTTGAATGGAGCTAAATTTTCATTTGAAAAATATCAAAAAGAGCAAGAGCAAATAAGATTAGAGCAAGAGGAAACAGAAAAAAGAGCCAAGTTATATTCAGAAAGAAGAATGAAATTAGCACCCTATTCTTTTTTTATTGTAAACGAAGATGATGTTTTATATGCAGATACTACTGAAGAACAATTCCAAGAAATATTCAATAGGTTAGTTGACCGAAAAAAACAAGATGATGAGCAAAAGGAATTATTGGCAAAGCAAAATGCCGAGTTGCAAAAACAAGTTGTTAAAGCTGAAAAACAAGTAGAAAAGGTTAATAAAAAAACTATTGTATTTCAAACTATTTCTGACAACCACAAAAAACAGTTATCTGAAATAGAACTATTAAAGCAACAGAATAACGAGATGAAAGCAACCCTTGAAACTTGCTTAAAATTTATCATTCCAGACCCATTAAGAAAAGCTATTGAAAATACTTTAAAATCTCTTAAATAATATTTTGTATTTAAAATAATAAAGTATATTTTTGATAAAAATTATTATTAAATAAAATAACTAAATTATGAAAAGAATTTTTAGATTTATTAACTGGCTTTTTGGAACAAGAACGCCAGATGTAGAAAAAACAGAACAGCTATTAAAACAAGAAGCTGAACAAATTTCAGAAGTGCAAAAATCAGTTAATGAAATTAAAGTAATTCATGAAGAAATATCTAATAAATTAGATAGTTGTATTCCACAGCCAAGACCAAAAAAACTTGTAATCGACCCAAGACTTTCTTCAGCTCAATTAAGACTGTATCTAATGAATAATGGAGTTCTTGAAACAAAAGAAATGTCAAGAAAAGAAAAACAATATTACGCTAAAAAGATTTATTTTTTAAGATACAAAAGAGGTATGAAAATAGCGTTTGACAAATTAACCAAAACTTATAAATACTTCAAAAATGGACTATAATGCAAAAGCAGTAACTTTTGATGTTTTGAAAGAAATGGCTGAATATTTATTCAGACACCAAAACCAAAAGAAATATAATGAAATACAAACTAAAGTGGCTGATTTTTTAGTTACTAACGGAGAAAAAAAGTTTTTAGAAGTTTATAACGAAATTCAAAAAACTAAAGATTACATAAAAGCATTAGACACCTTTAAAATTTAATAATATGCCGATAATAGAAAAAAAAGTAACAAAGCTGTATCAGATATTAGCTAAACGTGGAATGTCGCAAAAAGACTTATACGAACTTATCATAAAAGAAAACAATGGGAACAAAGTTTCTATGTATATCTTGAATGAAATGGTCAATGGTAAAAGAACCAACTATCACATTAATACAGCGATATTAATTGCAAACGCATTAGATGTTTCAATTGACGATATAGTGGATTAATTATGGAGTTTGTCAGTTTTTTAAAAATATTATTTAAAAAAGGTAAAATATACTACGATGTATGGTTGCCAATTTTATTTCAATTAGAAGAAAAAAACGAAGCTATTGTAAGTAGAAGATTAAATATTTCTAAAACCCAGTATTACAGAATTATTTCATTTGGACTAAAAACGTGGGAAGATAAAATACCAAACATACCAATTCAATTAAAGTCAGGTAGGTTGTCAATTTATCAAGAAAAAGTAATTTCTTTAAAAAAGGTAGTAAAACCAAAAAAAGAAAAAGAAACCAAAAAAGCTGAATCTGAAATTAATATGAATGAGGTTTATGAAAGCATAATATCTTATCTAAATCAAAAAGCAGGAACAGGGTATAAATCAGAAACTAACTCTTATAGAACTTTCATTAACGCAAGATTAAAGTCTGGATATAAGATTGAAGATTTTTATAAAGTTATTGATAATAAATCTAATGAGTGGATGGGAACTGATTTTCAGAAATTTTTAAGACCAGAAACTTTATTCGGAAATAAATTCGATAGTTATTTGAATCAAAACGTAACAAAAAAAACAAACCAAGAAATAGCTTATGAACAAGTTAGTGAAGCAACAAAACTCGGTTGGGGTACAAGTAGTTAATCCTACTCAAATTAAAAACGTTAGCTCAACTCAAGTAGATATATATAACGCAAGTTTAGTTAATAAAAAATTTAAAGAATATTCAACAGAAAAAGACTTATTGTTGATGAACGCTTTAATAACTAAATGGGCAAAATATTCTGGAGCAAAACAGCCAGAAGCAATAGACTTAAATACGATAGCAAACTACATTAAAGAGAGTTTCCCAAACTTTAATGATGTTGATATTAAAGAAATGATTACTCTATTGGTAAATGCAAGATTAGAAACAGATGCCGAGCATTACGGAAATTTAAGCGTTATTTATTGCTCGAAAGTCCTTCACGCTTACCAAGATTATAAGTTTAAGGTTTTATTCAAAGTTCGTGAAGAATTGCAAAAAATTGAAAACGAAAAACCAAAGCCAATTGACAAAAAAGAAAGGTTTGAAAACTTTAAAAAACTATTGTATCACGCAAAAGAAACCATAAGTAAAGAAACCTATATAGATACTGGAGATGTGCTTTATTCTTTTATTCGATATAATAAACTAATTAAGATACCTAAAGAAATGTCAGATGAAGCAATTGATTATGGTAAAAAGAGGTTTTCAGACGAAAAAAAGAAAAAATATATGGAAGCTACTATTAAGCACCATAGTTATAAAACCCTTTCTGATTTAAACTTTGAAGAAGAAGATAAAATTAAAAAGTACGCAAGGGAATATGTTATTAATATTTGGCTAAAACAAGTTGATATTAAGGAAGTTGTTGAAAAATTAAAATACGAAATGATTGATTATTAAATAAAATATTTTATATTTGAAATGATAAACTATATTATATTATGGTAGAAACAGGAAAGGTAATAAGTATAATAAAATCTAACGATTGGACTACTCAAGTTGTTATTCGTAAAAAATGGAATAACGCTTACTTACCTATTTGTTTTTCCGCTTATGATGAACCTAAAAGACTTATTAATCAAATTGGATTAGAGGTTGGCGATTCAGTAAAAATAAATTATCATTTGTACTCAAAAAAATTCAACGATAAATATTACACTACGGCTCAAATTGACTTAATTAAAATAACAGAAAAGAAAAGTCCGCAGTTAATAGTAGATTTGGAAACTGGCGAAATATTGTAAAACCAAAAAACACAAAATAATAATAATGGATAAAAAAATAAATGTATTGAGTTTGTTTAATGGTATGAATACTGGTCGTCAAGCATTAGAAAACGTAGGTATTAAAGTAGAAAAATACTATTCAAGCGAAATCAAACCATACGCAATTGAATTAACACAACACCATTTCCCTGACACTATCCAAGTTGGAGATGTTACAAAATGGAGAGAGTGGGATATTGATTGGAAAAGTATTGATTTAGTTTTAAGCGGAAGTCCTTGTCAAGATTTAAGTGGTGCTGAAAAAAGAGCAGGAATTAATGGTAAAAAATCTTCTTTATTTTTCACTTTTGTAGAAATATTAGAATACATTAAATCATTAAATTCAAGCATTTTATTCCTACAAGAAAATGTAGGTAGTGCAAGTAAATTAGATGTTGGAATTATGTCGAGAGCTTTAGGAGTTTATCCAGTTCGTATTAATTCAAGTTTATTAACCGCACAATTAAGAGATAGATACTATTGGTCAAATATAAAAACAAAAAAAACAATGTTTGATTTAGTAACTGATATTCCACAACCAAAAGATAAAAAAATATTTTTAAAAGATATTATTACTGATGGCGAAGTTAAAAGAATAAAAGCACTTGCATTATTAGAAAGTGAAAGTAGAATTTGCAGTAGTCAAGAAAGCATTAAAAAAAGAGCTTCAAGAGAATTTATTAATATTATATATTTAGATAACGAATCAGTTAGAACTCTAAATAAAATTGAAATATGCAGACTTCAAGGATTTCCTGACAACTATTGTGATATACTTTCAACTAAAAAAGCAGCTTCATTACTCGGAGATGGTTGGACTTTACCAATAATAGAACACATTTTTAAATATATAAAACTATAAAACCATGAAAAACTTAAATTTAGGCTCATACCAAGAGCAGTACGAATTGAATAAGCTACAAATGATTAAGAGCAAAAAAGGTAGGATTGTATCTTTGCAATTATTAGAAGATTTGTCAAAAAAAGATTCAAATGTAGATATAGATATTAACGTTGTTTTTGCACCAAAAATATGCTTACAAAAACACCTTTTTAATCAAGGATTTTTACTTCCTTACAAGTTTTCTAAACAATTAGAAAAGGCAAAATTCACTTTATTTTTATTAAGAAAAAACGACCATATTTCAGAAAAAGATTTTGTTTTTTCTTTAAAAGAATTGAACCAAGTTGTTTATGAACAAATTGACCTAATTTTAAATATGAACTCTAAAAATAAATGAACTGTATCAAAAGTTAAAATTAACGACCCAGAAAGAATATGAGCTTGTTGTTTGATGCTTTTAAATTTTTAAAAGGCGATTCGATTGGTAAGGTTACTGAAGAAGTAACCCAAAAAAGACTTGACGTTTGTAACAATTGTATATTCCAAATGCACTTTGACGAAGATGGAATTGGTAAACTGACTGGAGTTTGTGAAAAATGTAGTTGTATTGTTAATCAGAAAATAAAATATAAAGACGAAAAATGTCCAATAAATAAATGGTAATGGAAAAAGAAATTAAATTAGTGGTAGCAATACCAACAATAAATAGAGCCGACCTTCTTAACGATGCTTTGGCTAAATACTTTGAGGATTTTAAAAACACGCATATTGCAATTTGCGACAACGGAAAACAAGATATTATAACTCGTGAAGAAAACTTTATGATTTATAGACCAGAGCAAAATCTAAATGTTTCTGGAAGTTGGAATATGTTAATGGATTATTCAGAAAAAATAGGTGCTACTCATGTGCTTATTTTAAACGATGATGTGTATTTAGGTAGAAATGAACACGAAATTAAATTACTTATAAAACAAAACATAGAAATACCTTTTATGAACTCATTAATGAATTGGTGTAGTTTTATTTTAAGTGTTGAAGGATATAAAAAAATAGGCGAATTTAATCAAGAGTATTTTCCAAATTACTACAACGACAACGATTATTGTTATCGTATGAGATTGTTGAATATAGAGCGACTTAACACTTCTTTTTTAAATCCAATTGTATATCGTAACTCGATGACCATAGCAAAAGACCCTTCATTGAATAATCGCTTTATGGAGTATAGACAAAACTATATAAATATGTGGGGCGGTTTACCAAATGAAGAAAAATTTACAACTAAATTTAATAAGTAAAATGAAATACAATAAACAAGATATTATAAACGAAATAATTGCATGGTTAATGGTTGTTTTACTTATAGTAACATTAATCCATTTAATATAAAGCGACATGAACGACTTGACACCATTTCAAAAACAATATTACACCACAACTACTGAAATAGGTAAAAATCCATCAAAAAGGTTTTTGCAAATTATAAACGATAACGATATACATCCAACAGCTATAATTGGTAATAACGTTAAAATAGGAAAAGGCAATAAAATTGGTGCTTATGTGGTAATTCAAGGTAAAACATTCATTGGTAATAATAATGTGTTTGAGCCTTTTTGCTCTATTGGTAACGAGCCAGAGCATAGAGAATTTTTTGGTAAAAAAAACAAAGGAACTTACATTGGCAATAACAATGTTTTTCGTGAATATGTAACCATTAATGCAGGTTGTTATCAGCCTACAATGTTAGGAGATAATATCACAATGTTAAGAGGTTCTCACGTAGGACACGACAGCAATATACACGATAACTGTACTATTAGTTGCAATGTGCTTATTGGCGGTCATTCTTTGCTTGGGAAAGGAGTAAATATGGGATTAGGTAGTATTTGCCACCAATACTCTAAAATAGGCTCTTATTCCATGATAGGAATGGGTACAATAGTTACTAAAAAAGTTAGTCCGCAATGTTTTGGAACTTATGTAGGAAGTCCAGCTAAATACATAAAAGAAAACGATTATCAAAAATTAAAATGGAGTTACGAAATGGTATTGGATATTTGTGCGGAATTTGATAAAATGTGTGATACCTATGATGCAGAATTTAATCCATATTTATAAATAACAAAACAATGAAAGAAGATTTAATTCCTTATTACAAATGGGTTTACGGAAAATTCGTTTTAGCAGGTTATATTAAAAAATAAAAGTTATGAGATTAAAAGATAAATTTAACAATTTAGTTCCAATTGAGTTTGGAGGTATGCAAGAACCATTATTGAGTGATTGTGAAAAAATAGTAGATGAATTTGCTATTGATTTTGGCGAATGGTTAGAAAAATTAATATATAGTGTAGATAAACCTACTTACGAGTTATATCTTAAAAATAAGATAAAAGAATTATTAAAAGATTTTAAAAAACAAAAAGGCTATGAATAACCCATGCACTAACCACAATTACTTTTCAACTGAATTTAGGTTGACTATTTCAATGCCTTGCTTCGGCAGAAAAATTGGAACTATAAGAGCAATTGAATGTATTGCAAACCAAACAGCAAACGATTGGGAAGCACTTGTTACTGGAGATGGTTGTCCTATAATGCAAGACTTCATAGATAGTAATTATTTTGCTGATATTGTTAAGGATTGCAATGCAAAAGGAAACCAACTAATCATTACCAACAACAAAGAGAATAAGGGCGGTCATGGTTACTACATAACAAATGAAAATATCAAACTTGCCAGAGGTAAGTATTTTACTTTTTTCGCCAACGATGATATTATTTTACCAAATCATTTTGAGAATTATTTATCCGCTATTGAAAATACTAATTATGATTTTATGTACTTTGATAGCTATGTAGCACCAAGACGAGCAAATAGAATAGCACAATTACAATATGGAATGATTGGACATAGTGAATTAATGATTAGAACCGAGTTCCTAAAAACAATGCCTATGCACAATGAATTCTATGGGCATGATTTTGAGCTTATTCAAAACATGATGAAATTCGGAACACACGCCAAAGCAATTAACCACCCACCTACTTATCATGTTATGAGTTTATCTGATAATAGAGAGCAAGGAATTGACTAAAATATTATATTAAATAAAACTTATCTAATATAATAAAAAACATTTTAAATAATATTTGTTATTTAAAATAATATTTTATACTTTTGACTTGAACTTTAAAATATATAACGATGTTAATAACAGAAACACAAACAGTAAAGCAGTTTTCAGACGAAAGCGAATTTGAATCTACACTTTCTTTTTCATTAGAAAAATCAGATGTAGAGCATTGGGTTGTTGTGGAAAACGATGCTCAAGAATTATCATTATCATTAGCTAATTGGGAAAAATTAGTTGAAATGGGTAATGAAGTAATATCTAAACAGGAAACGATTGAGCAAATTCCTAACAAATCAGAGTCTATTTTAGCTAAAATATCTCATCAAAACGATTTAGGTTCATCTCAATGGTACGAAGTTGTTTATTATGATAATAAATGGTGTTCATTTAGTGGTAGTAAAACTTTTGAAGATGGAGAGAAAGTTATAGAATGGAAATATTGTAAAGAATTATTTTAAAAATAAATAAGATATGAAAAACTTATTCCTGTTACCAACAGATAAACCAAGTAGGTTGATTTTTAATTCATTCCACAAATCTTTTTGTTACCAAAAAGAAATTGACGGTATGTATATTAACGATGGAAAAGTTAGTGGTGCTGATTTTTGGGGCTTACAAAAAGCACTTAATAATGGATTTAAACCTCAAAACATCTACATCACTAATTCAGAAGAAATTAAAGAAGGTGATTGGTTTTATGAACCAATAAATAAATCTATTTTAAAATACGATAGCAAATCAAATAAACTTATAAAAGCAGTATTTTCAGGATTTTGCAATAAAATCATTCTAACAACAGACCAAGACTTAATTAAAGATGGTGTACAAAAGATTGATGATGATTTTTTGGAATGGTTTGTGAAGAATTCGAGTTGTGAGGAGGTTGAGGTTGAAAGTATTTTTGAAGCTAATCCTAAATATAGAAAGGGAACTCAACTTACTGAAAAAGTTGGATATTGGAGTTATAAAATAATCATACCAAAACAATCAACTAAAGATAGAATAATGGCTGAAACATCAAAAGAAACTAAACAAAAATCAAAAGATTATGGTAATAGTTTAGTTATGAAACAAACAGCAGTAGAATGGTTAGAAAATGAATTAGGAAAAAATCCAATGCCTCACGGAAATAGATTATTTTTAAATAAAGCAATTGAACAAGCCAAAGAAATGGAAAAGCAACAACAAAGTTATAGTGAAGTAGAGATTATTGAAATTTTAATGGAATATGATTATTCGTTAGCCAATGAAGGTAAATTAAATAGCGTTGGAAATATAAAAAAATGGTTTGAACAATTTAAAAACAAATAAGATATGGAAAAAGAAGAATTAAAAACTATTTGGAAATTAGCAAGAATTTTTTGGATTGTAGGAACTTTTGTTTGGTTATTAGAAACAATATTCTTTTTAATATATGAAGGATGGCATTTAAAAGCTACAAATCCAATTGAAATATTTTTTGATAAAGTATCTATTGATATGTTGAACTTTGCAATGTGGCTAACAATAGTAACTTGTGTCTATTTTTTAATAAACCTAAACAAAAACAAATAATATGGAAACATTAGAGCAATTAAGCCACAACATTTTTTATAAAATGGGTAATTATAGTCAATTAGTAATTGATTTAGTAGAAGAAGTAGAAGATGCTATAACCTACGATGAAGGTGTAGATACTTTAAAATCTATAAATTACAAAATTAGTAATGTGTTACAGGTTATAGCTAAGCATCGTATTGCGGACATAGAAGCTTTAGAATTATTATCTAAAATCATAAATGAAATGGTAGAAAATCAACCACAATTAGAATTTAAAAACAAATAAAAAAATGGAAACTTACAAAGTAGAATTATTTGATAAAAAAACCTTTAAATCAAAAGGAATTTTTGATACACAAATTCCAGAAGTATTGATTCAAACTATTCAAGAAAGTTTGGATAAGACAATGATAGAACTTCCGATAACAGGTGCTGTAATAAATGAAGAAAATTTAACACCAAGTTTTGGCATTATGGTAAAAGATGAAAATGGTTTTCATCATCTAAAATATCGTGTTAGTATTTCCCTTTTTCACGAGCCAACTAAATATTTTAAATTATTTGGAATTAAAATTTACGAAAAAAACTAAAAATGAAAGTAGTACACAGTCCAAGAACAAAAAAAGCCGACAAAGTAGTTAATTTACTTTTTTACGGAGATTTCAATTGCACAACTGGTTTCGGTAATGTATCGAAACAACTTATTAATAGTTGGAGCAAAAATAAAAATTTCAATATCACAATATTGGCAATTAATGATTCATCTGAAAAACCATATAATTACAAAGACAACGTAATGGTATTACCTTGTTTGGCGATTGATGAAAAAAAAGATGGTTATGCCAGATTAGAACTTTTGAGAATTTTATATTCACACGATTTTGATGTGTTTTTCGCATTAAACGACATTGAAGTTTTAAACTCAATAAGAGAGCAATTGACAAACGTGAAAAAAGAGCGTGTTAAAGCCAACAAAAAGAAAACCAAGTATGTCTTATATACTCCAATAGATAGTGAGCCAATACAAAGCGATTGCGAAGTGCTTAATTTATTTGATGAAGTCATTACATATACAGAATATGCAAAGGCAGTTCTAAAACCACTTATATCAGAATCTATTTGGAAAAATATTAAAGTAATTCCACATGGAATAGATACCGAAGTGTTTTACCCTATACCTTTTGAGCTTGAAAATCGTGAAACCAAAAAACTTATTTTTGGTCGAGATGATGTTTTTGTGTTTGGTAGCGTGAATCGTAATTCCGCAAGAAAGGATATGGCAACGCTTATGATTGGTTTTGCTATGTTTAAACATACAAGTCAAGCCGATGCAGTTTTGTACCTACATTGTAATCCAAAAGACAGAATGGGTATAGATTGTTTTAGATTATCTGAAAGGTTAGGTCTGGAATTAGGTAAAGATATATTTTTTCCTCACTCAAGTAGTTTTGATGAAAATAATGAAATTTCCGAATCCGAATTAAATAAAATCTATAACACTTTTGATTGTTTTATTACAACTACAACAGCTGAAGGTTGGGGTCTTACAATTTGTGAAGCTATGGCAACTAAAAAGCTTGTAGTAGCTCCAAAACATACTTCTATTACTGAAATTACAGATAATGGGAATAATGCTTTTACTTTTAAGTTTATGCAAAGAGCAGTATTTGTAAATGATGCTGAAAAAATTAGATTTATATCTAATCCAGAAGAAGTAGCTCAAGTATGTGGTATTGTTTATAACTTGCAAAATGAAACAGATGAAGTTTTATCTCAAGTAGATGCTATTGTTCTAAAAGCCTACAACCATGTTACAAAATGGAACTGGAAAGATATTACTAAAAAGTTTGAACAGATAATTATAAAACTTATCTAAAAATGTCTGATGTTACTTTATTAAGAAAACTAACAAGAAAATCAGTTCTGAAATTTGGACAATATTCAGATTTATCAGTTCAAGAAATGATAAACCTTAAAAAACATAAATATTTAAGATGGGTTTATTTTAATTGTTCTAATATAGATTTTATGGAAGATGTTTTAGATGAAATAAAAATACCTTCAGATTTTAGAATACCTAAACCAAGTAAAAAGCCAGAATTACATTTTGAATTAAATAAATTTATATTCGATAGTTGTAGTGAAGATTTTCAACAAATAATTTTGAAAAAAACAAAAAAAATAGCTAAAAAAACAGTTAAGGCTATATCAATTTGTAAAATTAAACAACATGAAGGAAATTATAAAAAAGATTATTTGAGAAGAAAAAATCAAGGGAACAACTTAACTTAATAAAAAATAACCAAGAAACCGATTGCAAGGTTAAGTGCTAAAAATAATATGGAAAATCAAGTACAAAGAGAAATGACATTCGGGGAAAAAGCAGTAGGATTAACATTTAATCCCTCTGGAGATGACAAAGTAAACAAAGCTAAACAACTAATGGCTGATGCTTTAGATTTGCTACAACAAGCAGAGTTAGAAAAAAGCGATTATGGTAAAGTAACGCAAAGTTGGGAAGCAAATGTTTTTAGAACAAACGCTTTCAATAAAATTGTTGATGCTCAAATGGCTTTAGTTAAATATATTACTTGGAGATAAAAAATTTTTATTATATTTGTCAAGTAGTTACCACTCGACAATTTGTAACTTAAAAATATTGGCTCTTACAATGAAGAACGAGGTCGAGTGCGTTTGGATTTGTAGGAGCTTTACTTTTTTATAAAATTATGGAAGAAATTTGGAAAGACATAGTTGGTTTTGAAGGATTATATAAAGTGTCAAATTTAGGTAATGTTAAACGTTTAGTTAGCGAAAGAGTTTTTGAAGAAAGGTTAATTGGTAGAAGTATTGATAGGTATGGGTATGTAAAAAGAGTTTTGTCTAAAAATGGTAATAATAATTATTTTACTGAACATAGATTAGTTGCTTTGGCTTTTATTGATAATCCTTTGAATAAAAAAACAGTTAACCATATAAACGGAATTAAAATTGACAATAGAGTTGAAAATTTAGAATGGTGTACTAATGAAGAAAATATGAAACACGCTATTGAAATTGGATTAAAAGACCAAAAAGGAATTAAGCATCATAAATGCAAACTTACTGAAGAACAAGTTTTAGAAATAAGAAAAATAGGTTTTTCTGAAACCAAAATGTCTTTATCAAAAAAGTATGGAGTAAGCAGAATTACAATATTAAGAATTATAGAAAAAATAAATTGGACTCATATTTAATAAAAAACCCACCAATTAGGTGGGATTTTTTTTTGCTAAAGTAAAGAAATTACTTCTTAACTGTTTTGTAAACTAAAAATGCTAATAACGCAATCGTAACTGTGTTATGCAAATTTACTCCACCTAAATAATTAGCACTTTTGATGTCGAAAAATCCTGCACCCATGATTAAAATTTTTTAAGTTAATAAATTTATTAGAAACAAATGTAGTAAAAAAATATTAAATGCCTACATTTGAATAAATTATGTTGCATATTATAAATAATATGATTTTTAGATTACAATAGAATTTTATACATTTGAAAAAAATATTGATGTTTCATGAAAAAAGAATTATTAGCACCAAATGGTAAACCGAGCAATTTGACTGCTGAACAATATAAATTAGTCCGCACACCAGAATTTAAAAAATGGTTTGGGGATTGGGAAAACGACCCAGAAAATGCCAGTAAGGTTATTGATGAAAATGGAGAGCCACTTGTAGTTTATCATGGAACTGATAAAAAATTCAACATATTTAAAGAACGTTTTCCAAATGATAAATCAGTAAGAGTTGGTCATTGGTTTACAAACCAAAAAGAATTGGCAGGAAGTTATGGAAAATCAAAAGAATATTTTATAAAATCTTTTAATATTACATTTGATTCAGAAAATCGTGATGATTATGATGATTTGGGATATGATTCGTATGTTTATAATGTTGATTGGTCAGGTAAATATAAAAATAAATTAGCTCCTAAATTTAATATTAATATATATAATTCTAACCAAATAAAACTTGCCGATGGCACTAACACTACATTTGATTCAAAAAGTAACGATATAAGATATAATAAAGGCGGTATTACAGAAAGTGGTACTCCAGACTATTTAAAATTTTTAATAGGGTAAAATGAAAAAAGAATTATTAGCACCAAATGGTAAGCCAAGTGGTTTATATTTTACTGAAATATATAATCTTGTAAGAACAAAAGAGTTTAAACAATGGTTTGGCGATTGGGAAGAAGCATATAAAACTAAAGATTACTATGGAGTTTCAAAAATAATTGATGAAAATGGAGAGCCATTAATTTGTGTGCATAATAGTCCAAATGAATTTTTTGAATTTGACGAATATAGAATCGGAAGTACGACAGATGGTGGTTTTTATGGAAAAGGATTTTATTTTACGCCAAATGTAGGTCAAGATAGGTATGGAGAATTTGAATATAATTGTTTTTTAAATATAAAAAATCCTTATTTTAAAGAATCTTCATACAGAAATTATGAATTAAAATCAGATGATTTAAAAGACGAAGGTTATGATGGGGTAGTTGTTTATCCTAATTGGGAAAAGGATTTTAATTTTGAACAAGGAGTTGATAGGGCGGAAGAAATTGTGGCATATTATTCAGAACAAATTAAGTTGGGAGATGGAACGAACACAACTTTTGACAAAGACAATAACGATATAAGATACAATAAAGGCGGTATTACAGAAAGTGGTACTCCAGATTATTTAAAATTTTTAATAGGGTAAAATGAAAAAAGATACAATAACCGAAGAAAAAGCAAAAAACTCTCCAGCAGGCGGTGTTTTAGTCGGCAAAAGAGAGGGTCAAACAATAATTCATGATAAAGGAACTGAAGGTGGTTATTTTGTTGGCAAACTACATAAAGAAGGTGGAATAAAAGGTGTTAATAAATCTACTGGACAACCAATTGAGGTACAAGGTGGGGAAGTAATTATTACTGCTCCAGCGGTTGCAGACCAAACCAAAAGAGAGTTTGAAGGACAAATGCTAACCAATAGAGAAATATTGTCTAAAATCAACGAAAAAGGCGGTGGTGTTTCATTAGAGAATGGTGGCGAAATTTATTTCAATGGTAGTTCATACAATTATGGTGGTAAAACTATGACTGATTATGAAATTATGCAAGAAATAAGCAATTGTGGGTGTGAGCATGAGTACGATAATGTCGGAGAAATAGAAAAGCTAATTAAAGAAGGTCAAATTGATTTAAAATTTTATAAAACTACGTCAACTCATGCAAAAGAATATGGTATAGAATGTAAAAATCCAATTTATATTCAAACTTTGTATATAACAAAAGAAAATAGACTTAATGGTTTAGGCAAGAAAACACTAAAGTATTTAGACGATTATTGCAAAAAAAACGGTAATGATGTTATTTTTGGGCATATAAGTAATGAAGTTGAATTTACTAAAGACGAAAGAACAAGTTATTTTTCAGATGTTGAATTAATGAAATATTGGCTTCACGATAACGGCTATGCTATAAATGATGATAATAATGATTTTCATAAAGTTGTAAATGTTAAATATAATAATGGCGGTCAAATGAATTTAGCTGAAAAATCCAAAAAAGGCGACCATCCTTCAAGAGATTTAAACAACTATAATGATGTTTTAGATATGGAAGCAGATGGACAAGTAGGTATGGAAAACGGACTTGCTTTTGATGAAGGCGGTTTTATGGCTGATGTGTATAAAAATGGCGGTCAAACTTTAAGTGGTAAAGTTTACGAATGGAGTAAAGTGCCAAGTATTTTTAAAAATATTACAAAAACTAAAAAAGTACCTTTTATTAATAATCCTATTGATAAAGGATTAGAAACTATAATTCAACCATATTTATATAAAGATGATGATAATGTTAGACCAAGTTTAACAGGAGTTAATTTTGATGAAAATGGTATTACGGCTACCAATGCACTTATTTTAATTACGTTACCTTATCCAAATGAGAAGTATAATGGTGTTTATGATATAAATAAAGTAAAAAAAACAAATCCAAGTCAACCTCTTTTAATTAATGAAGCGTATGCAAAATATGAAAATGTAATACCTAAAAAAGAAGATGCAGGCACATCTTATTTAGTAGATATTTATAAGTTATTGCAATACACTAAAACTGCTGTTAATTACACAAATCAAACTACATTTCAAGTTGTTTTTAGATATGGAGATGACAATCAAATAGGGTTAAATGCTAAATATTTAATAACTACACTGACTACATTATTAAAATTAGGACATAAAGAAGTATATGCTTTCATTTCTTATCCAAGCAGAGGGGTTATATTTACACCTAATAAAAACTATGAATTAGGAAGTGATGAAATATTGCTTACTATGCCAACTTTAGTAAAAGATTTTGAAGGCTATGGAGCTGTTGACAATTTTAAATATGGAAATGATAGAGAGATTAAAGTATATTTCGATTTCAACGATAATGAAATTCATAATGCAGATGGCTCTATTGCAGAATTTAAAATGCAATATGAATCCAATATGTTACTTGATGATAAAGAATCGGATTTAGTACAATCATTTTTAAATAAAAATTCTAAAATTCAATTACCTATTTTACAATTTGCCAAAATAGAAAATAAAGTATTGACCGTTTCTAATTTAGAAACCGAAATTAAAATTAAAAACGTACAAGCACCTGATGGGATTTATGAATTTTATAAAAAAAATCCTTTTATCACAATAGAACCTATTGAGGATTTTCCAAGCGAAAGGGTTTTTAATAAAAATGAAGTTAATGAACAAAATTATTTAGGAGAAGTTAAGGGCAAGCCGACTGCTTTTGAATTTATAACTTTTAGCGAAGTATTTGATTTCTATTTAGACAAATTGTTATTGTCAGTAGGTAAAGATGAATTAAGACCGAAACAAACAGGTATTTGTATCAAAAAAACAAGTGATAACCAATTGTTTTTAGTAACCACTAATGCTCATACACTTTGCAAAATAAATGTTACCGAATATTGTGAATTTGAAAAAGACGATAGAGAATTAGAATACATTTTGCCAGTAAATTTTTTGAAGCAATTTGTTGAGTTAGCAGATGGTTCGTTACACTTTAAATTTAGTAAGGCTAATATATTTATTGAAGCAGAAAACATTGATTTTGTTGCAAGAACTATTGAAGGTAGATACTCTAATGTTGATGCAATTATAACACGATATAATACAAAAAAAATAGTTTTTGACCATGTTGCTATGAATAATTGTTTGAATAGCGAGAAAGCACAAAAATTTATTGAAAAATACAATAAAAATTCGGTATTAACTTTTACAAACGAAGGCAATAGTTTATTTTTAAAAGCAAATAACGATTTAGGATATAATAAGCAATTAGAATATGTAGATAAAATTGAATTATGCGAAATTGATTTTAATTATCAGCAAGTTGATTCAACTATAAGTTTAGACAAATCTGTGTTTTTATTAATGCCAGTTAAAGACGAATTTAAAGAAAATCAATATTTTGCTTTTGGTAAAAATTTATTTCAAGTAATGTTAGATACAATAACCGATACGGAAGTTGAATGTTATTTTACCGAGCCTTTTAGTCCTTATATTTTCCCAATTGATGCAATAGACTACAAAAAGACTTTGCCAGAGGAAAAAACAAAGCAACAACCTAAAAAGGTAGCTAAAGCGAAAAAAGAAGCTGTAAACGTAGAAAGAGAACAAGTTAGAGAAGCTATTGAAACTTTATTGATGTTGGCTGAAATTGAAGAAAACGAGGAGCAAAGAAAAGAAATTTACGAAGCATTAGAAATTTTAAATATGCTTAAAGAAGATAGTTATGAGTTTGGTGGTGCGTTAGGTAAAAAACTAACTTTTGAGCCAATTAGAACGCCTTTAAATTAATAAATAATGAAAGAATTAAAAGACATACTAACCGAAGAAGAATTAGAGTTAGCAACTAAAATGGCAAAGGAATTTGCTGAAAAAGTTTTATTGGATTTTTCTAATCAAAAAGAAGCGATTGCAACTGAAATTCAAAAACTTAAAGATGAAGATGAAGTTTTAAAAGTCGAATATTCATCTATTGCTGAATGGAAACAACGTGAAGTTATAATGAACAAAAGAGGAGCTATTAGTGCTTTAGTTAATATTAAAACAAATCAATTAAAAAATATTGATAATCAACTAAAAGCAATTTCAAATGGCGGTACTGTTGTTGAATTTGAGGACAAAACAGGAAAAGTTTACAAAGGTGTTCCTGATTTTAGAAATGTAAATACAGACAAAATTATATTTGACATAGAAACAATTTTAGTTGACCCTGCACCTGCATATATTCCTTTAATTGATGAAGAAAAATTTAGAATAAGAGGTACTATTTTAGATGCAATTAGATATACAAATGATACCTATGTAGTTTCTTATTCAGACTATCAATATAGTACTTTTGAAAATCAATCGCAAGTGTTTTTAGTAACTCTTGACCAATTAGTTTTGATTAGCTTATACTATTTAACTAAACTTAAAGCGGTTAATAAGAAAAAAGCTGACCAAAAAACAGAAAAATCAAAAGAGTATTATTTTTCATTGCCTTTAGAACGTAGAGAAAAACATTATTCCCAAAAAGGTTTTTATTATTCTATAAGCAAAGCTTTACAGAAAAAATATACCGAGCAAGAATGGATTGATTTACCTTTAAGTGAAAAAGAAAAATTATCGCCTGCATATAAGGTTTATGGTGCAGAAAAAATTAAAACAGCATTAAGAGAAGATAGAATGTACTCATCTTTTCACGATATGTATAATGTCTTTATTAATCCAGAATTTTTAAGAACTGCTTCTAATAAAACAACTCGATTAAAAATAGGAGAAAAATCTGTTGGAGCTTATGCACACCCATTAGTTTTTAAATATTGGAGAGATTTTAGAGAAATGATGGAATACAAGTTTAAGGATATTGAATTTCAAAGAGAAGAAATGTCTGAAAACTATAAAACGGCTATTGAAACTTCATTTGGAGAATCTAATACCGAAAACTATTTGTATGCCGATTATGGAGTGTTGGTAAAAAGACAAAATGGGGATAAAATTAACGCATCTGAAACACAGCAAATCGAACAAGGTTTAATTGAAATTAGCAAAGTGTTTGGTAACTTAAAAGACGAATTTATTCAAAACAATATGAAAATTTCTCATACTGGTAAGAAGTTAGTTTTTGCTCAAAAAGCGGTTGGAGTTTATATTCCAAGCATGGGAACTATTGCCGTTTCTGATAAGTATGGAGAAATTCAATTTAACTCTACTTTTGCTCACGAATTGGCACACTTTATTGATAATAAATTAGGTCAAAAAAATGGTAAGCGTTGGGAAACTGATAACTTTGAATCTACTGCTGGTGTAATTGCTTTTACGTTTAGAAATAACTTAAATAAACCAAAAGAGCAACAAACTGATTATATCAATGCTACAAAGGAATGTTTTGCAAGAGCAATGCAACAATATTTTGTAATGCAAAAGTATGGCGATGATGTAGAAATAGTATATGGTTATGGTAACTTTTCTGTTCCAGAAAAAATAGCAAACCAAGAAGTTTTTGTAAACAAAGAAAATTTCAACTCAAAAATTAAACCTTTGATTGAACAATTTTTACAAGAAAATAAAGACTTTTTTAGTGCTGAATTGCAAATGAAAAAAGTAGTAGAAGAAATAAAAGAAACTACTGCTGAAATTGTGCCTGCTATTGAAAATAAAGAAGTAGAGCCAAACGAATTACAAGAAGCAATAGAAACGCTTAAAATGTTGTTAGAAACTTTGCCTGACGATGAAAAACAAGAAGTTGAGGAAGCTTTAGAAATATTAGAAATGTTAAATTAAAATAACTAACCCATATTATGGAAAAATTAGAAAAATTAAAAAAGTCGTTGGATAACAAGTTTATTCCAGACAACATGAAAGACAAAATTCGTGCAGAGATTAAAAAGTTAGAATCGGAAATTAAAACCGATGAAACTATGACTGCTACGGAGGTAAAAGAAGAAGTCAAAGAAATAGAAGAAAAAGTAGAAAAGGCACTTGAAGTAGCTGAAAAAAAAGAGGAGCAAGCAGAAGCTAAAGCCGAAGAAAAAAAGGAAAAAGCACCACGCAAGGCAAGAGAAAAAAAGACTTCAACAAGTGAAACCAAAACACCAAAAGTTGAGCCAAAAGCTACTGCAAAGAAAAAAAGCGTTTTCTCAATAGCAAAAGAAATTCGTAAAGATGGAGAAAGTTGGGAACAAGCTAAACAACGTGCTTCTAAAATGATGAAGTCAGATACTACTGAAACTAAAAAGAAAGTAAGAACTGAAACCGACAAGTTATTGGCAATGGTTCGTAGAAACAAAGAGTATAAAAAACTTGCAGGAAGTTCTAATTTAGCTAAAGATGCTCAAAGACGTGCTTTGCCAAGAGGTAAAAGAGTATCAGCTGATGGTAATGTATATTACGAAAACAGAGCCAATAGAGTAGATGTAGGTGGGTTTAAAAATGCTTATTTAGAGAATGGCGGTGGAGTAGATAGAGAAAGATTTAATAAATTTATTTCTTCTCAAATTAATTATATAATTAGTTTAAAAACAATATCACAAAAGAGAGAGCCAATTCAGAATCTTATAAACAATATGGATGATTATTCTGGAGAAGAAATTCAAAAAAGAATTACAAAAGATAATCTAAAATATGCTTTACAACAAAAAACGGTTTCAAAAATAAATGAAGTTTTAAGAATTTCTTTAAATGCGTTAAAATATGCCGATGGTGGTACAATTATAGGAACTCCAGAAACACCGCTTGCAAGAGGTTTAGATATGGACTACACTACATTAGTTGGAGAAACTGGTGCAATGTCGAGTGGGGAATTGTTTGCTGATGGTGGCTACGCAGAAAAAGGCGTTTACGTTGAAACATTAGATGAAGAAATTGACTTATCTGAAGATGGTAGAGTAAAAGCAATAAAAACTCAACAAGGTGGTAATAAGTCTTTTGGAGAATTAAGAGAAATGCATGGTGCAAGTCCAGAAGCTTTGGCTTTTAATTATGGAGGTAATTTACCTTCTTGGTTAAGAGATAAGCAAGGTGTAATGATGGAAAAAGGTAAATATGTTATTGTAGATGAAGAACATTATAACGAAAGTTTAGGTATGCCAACAAGATATGGGGTATATGTAAATGGACTTAAAATTGGTAAAATTGTTTATGATGTAGAACTTGAAGATTTTACTGCTGTAAGTGTTAGAAAATTTGATAATTCAGTTAATTTTGGATTAAAAGAATTTGAAACAAAAGATGAAGCTTTAAAATATATTGTAGATAATGCACCAAAATCTTTTGCAGAAGGTGGCTCACTTGGTAATCATGGATTAAAACAAGGCGACCAAATCATTAAAACTATGTCAAGTCGCGTACAAAAAGTAAAAACTAAAAGTGGCGATATTATTTACGTTAATTTAGCAAATGGTTATAGAGGAGATGTACCGCAATTACCTTTTGATAAAGGAGGAAGAATAAGAGATAGAAAATACTTAAACCATAGTGAAGATTACGAAGTTCGTTACTCAAAAGACAAACCACATAGACGAGGTTATGGGTATGCAGAAGGCGGTTTTATGACCGACCCTAATTTTGGAAATTTTCAAAATCAAGTTTATGCTGGTGGTGGAGAAATTAGAAGATTTGACCGACAGGCACAAATGGATTCAGAAACAAGAGAAGAAATTTTAGATGTTTTATCTGAAAGTGATACGCCAAGAGGATTAACTAATTATTTGTATGGTTTATACGATGGATATGATTATTCACAAACAGAAAACTTTAAAAAAGAACTTAAAATATTAAAACAAAAAAACTCAAAATTGCATCAAAGAGTAGTTGATATTTATAAAAAAATTGACAAGTATAAATTTGAAAAATATAATGATAACTACGCAACTGGCGGAGAAGTGTCTTTTATAGAGTATAAAGATAGCGAAATTATGTATGAGCCTAATTATAAAAAATACTACGCAAATGATGTTGAGTTTGATAGCCTTCAAGAAGCTAAAGACTTTTTAGATAGTGGGGAAATAGACCCAAGTATTCGTGATGCTTACAAAAGAGGTCTTTTTGCAACTGGCGGTGGAGTTGGCGACAAACAAGTTTGGGAAATGTCAAGAAAAGAATATGAAAGAATTAGAATAAAGGAAGAAGAACTTTTAAGTCATGCTAAACGCATGAAGTATCAATATACAAATCTTGAACAAGCTAAAAGTAAGGGAGCAACAAAATCAGAAATAGAAAAATGGAAAGAATTTGTTAATTTCACTAAAAAATACGATACAACTTTTACTTACGAAAGTATGATTAAATATTATTTGAATCAAGGTAAACCATTGTCAAAAGAAGTATTTAAAAGTTTTCCAGACTTAAAAAATCGTTTGTTAAAAAGTATTGAAGTTGGAGAATTTACTCAAAGAATTAAAGATGGTAAAATAACAAAAGAAAATGCTATAAAATTAATTGAAAATGCAAATGTAGAAGTTCCAGATTCAATAAAAAATTATAAAAAAGCAGAAACTAAAAAAAGTCCAAAAGAATTAAGAAACGAATATCTTGAAAAATTAGGTAATAAAGAAGCTGATGTTTGGGATAAAATTGGTGCTGAATCTGGTTCTGATATAAGAAATAGCGATAAAATGCTAAAAGATTATGCAGAAGGTGTTGAGGAAATGCTACAAAAAGAGGGAGTTGGAAAAGGCAGTTTTGACCAAGAGGATTATGACTTCTATACTGATGAGAATTGGCACTTGTTTAATGAGTTTTTAGTTTGGAATGGTTATTATGAGCCAGAAATGACTAAAACAGAAAAAGAATGGAGAGAAAAAAACTATGCAGACCCTAAAAAAAGAAATTATGTTTCTAATCCAAGCGTAATTAGTGTTTCTGGTAGTTCAAAGTTAAAATCAACTAATTATGTTCCTAAAGGTAAAATAGCAACAATTACTATTGTTAAAGATGGTAAAGAAATGGTTTTTTTACCAAGCCAAGTTTTAAACGGAGTTAACCTTTATAAAGGCGGAGGTAAAATTAAAAATGATTATGTTTACATAGCTAAAAGATATGTAAAAGAAGTTCATTATGACGATGGTAAAGACTTAAAAGTTGTGAAGCCATCAAACGGATATTGGGTTGAAAAAAGTGCTTTGAAGTCATTTAATAAAAAATTTGAAGGCGGTGGAAAAACCACTTTCAAGGAAAAAGCAACTGCAATAGCCAAAAATTTTGAAGGCAAAAAGGTAGAACCAAAATATCAAAAAGAGTATGGTAAGACTTATGACAAAGCCGAAGCAAAAGAAGTAGGTAATAAAATTGCAGGAAGTCAGAAAGCGAAGTACGATAGTAAGATGTCAGGCGGTGGCAAAACTAAAAGAGGTGGTGCTATGCAATTAGCAAAACAAATTCGTAAAGATGGCGAAAGTTGGCAAAGTGCATTGAAACGTGCAAACGAGCAAATGCGTAATAAATAGTAAAATTAAGTCAAGGTGTTAATTGAAATACATTAACGCCTTGATTTTAAAAAAAATAGTATATTTACACTTTAAAATAAAAAAAATAATTATGGCAAAATTTACAATAGTAAATTCAACTTTACAAATATCGGTAGGAGCAACAAATGTGTTGTACTTACCAACGCTATATATTGGTTTACAAAGTATTAGTTTGTATGAAACTGCTCCAAGAGTAGTATTGTTTAATACAGCTCAAGGTAACAACTTGACTGTTTTTGAAGGACTTTTATCGGATTGTGAAGATTCAACAGGAACACCTTTTACTTTATCTTCTTTTTTGACATTTGCTTCAACTTATTTTGGAACAAGTTCAACTTCTGCATCTCCAGTACCAGTTAGTCCAAGACCAAACAATACTGGAGCAAATGGAACAACCGCTTACAAATTAATATCTACTGCTTCTACAAATGCAAATGTTGTAAAAGCAAGTGGTGGTAACTTATATTCTATAATTGCAATTGGTTTGACAAGTACTGTTAGATACTTAAAAATTTATAGTAAAGCAACTGCACCAACAGTAGGAACTGATGAGCCTTTAATGACTATTCCAGTACCAGCTAATACGCAAGGAGCTGGGGTTGCTATTCCTTTTTCAATGGGAGTTAATTTTCCTTTAGGGATTGGTATCGCAATTACAAGTGGTTCGGCAACTGCTGATACAGGTGCGGTTGGAGCAGGAGATGTGATTGTTAATTTAACTTTCGCATAATATGTTAACATTATTAGGAGCAGGACAAGGACAAAATAGCTCGTTTGATGCAGATTATCAAGCTGTATTGAATAAAGCTGTTGCACTTGGATATACATTACCTCCAGATTCTCAACAAATAAAACAAAACGATTTAGTTTTAGCTTTAAAGGCAGGTGGTATATGGAACAAACTTGATGTGTTCTATGTTTTTGCTTATGATTCATCAAGTGGAGTTGATTTTGGAAGGATAAATTGGAAAAATCCAAATTCATATTTAGCAACTTTAATTAATCCTTTAACTTTTACATCTAATCAGGGGTTATTAGGTAATGGTTCAACTGCTTACATTGATACAACTTTTATTCCTACTATTGGAACTAATAATTATCAAGCCACAAATGCAAGTAGATATGTTTATTTGTATTCTGCTACCGTAGGTCAAACAGGACCATTAGATGGTAACGATACTGTTAATAATAACAATATACAAAGAAGTGGAGGTACTGGGAATAATAGAATTAATCAAGGAATTACTACAATTTCTCCAGCTTTTAGTTATACAGGTACAAGAGGTATGAAGTCTATACATAGAACAAGTAATACTGATTTAACTCTTTTTAATGCAACCACTTCAGCTACTGCTACTAACACAGGTTCAGCATCTTTACCAAATATATCACAATATATATTAAAGTCTGGAATTACTTATTCAGCTCATAATAGAATATCTATGTACTCAATGGGAGCGTCTTTAATTGCTGAAAACACAGCTTATGTAAATGCTTTTGAAAATTATATAAATTCTTTATAATATGATAGTTTTACATCCAAATACAGAACAATACAATGCTTTAAATGGGTACACAAATGGTGCTTGTAGATTAGAGTTTGTAAAAGATGGAGCAGGTAAATGGTTTATGACACTTGATGCACTTACATACGAACCATTTCAGCCAATCCACGACCAATTAAATGAGTTAGAAAGGATTGAATACACACCATTTCCATAATAACTTATATTATAATTAAAATTTATTATATTTGTACTTAAAATAACTTAAATAAATACCGAAAAAAAATGGATAAAATTAAAATTTTGTTAGAGAAATTGGACAATAAGGTAACAGCACCTATTGGTAAAAGATTAGATGGTTTAAAGAATTTACATCAAAGATTAGATTTAGCTAAAAGTGAATTAAGAGCTAATCCAGATGATGAAGAATTAAAAGAATCTTTAGAAGAAATTACAGATTATGTAAATGACTATGAAGATGATTTAATTGAAGATTTAGAGGACTTGTTAGAAGAAAAAACAAAATCTATTCAAAAACCAAAAGGAGAAGAAAAACCAAATTCAGTAGAAACGCCTATCGTTGAAGAAAAAGAAAAATCTTCTGGTGGAATTACTGCTTTGATTATCGGAAGTGTGTTGCTTGTTGCCAGTATAGGAGCAATAAACATATTTAAAAATAATAGATAAAAAATAAAAGAAATGGCTGTAAAAACTAAATCTGAATTAGATAAATTAACCAATGAGGAGTTAATTAAATATATGGATTCATTGCCATTTAGTACATTTTCTACTATGGGAGAACCTGATGCAAAAGTTAAGTATTTTATAGCTAAATATGGTAAAATGTTTGCAAAAGAGGTAAAAGGTAGTGGCTTGTTTTTAAGTGCTGTAATACCTATGTCTATGACTGAAAGTTTTTTTGGAAGAAGTAATATTTTTATGAATGGTAATAATTTTGGTGGTGTAAGATATAATTCAAACATTCACAAAGATTTTTATCAATCTTCAACTGGGAAATGGGCAAAATGGAAAAATTATGAAGAAGGAGTAAAAGGATTTATTGATAATCTAAAATCAAAAAGATATGAAAAAGCAAGATTAAACGCCAAAACTCCAGAAGAACAAATTTTATTAATTCACGATGCTGGTTATGACGACCAAACAACAAGAGAATATTATTTAAGCAAAATGAAACGTAATGTAGGTAGAGTTAGAAATATTTTAGGATTTGGTAAAATAGAATAATTATGGGAAATAAGTTTATAAAATATTCGGTTGTAATACTTGGTTTAGGAGTAATATCAGCATTATCTTTTTTCACACTTCAAAGATTTTTGGAAATGAAAAAAGATGTTAAAGTAGTTTCGTTAGATGAAGCAAACGAAATAATAGATAATATGTAATGGCTTACAAAATTTTACCATATAGCTTTAGAAAGGCAAAAGAGTTGGGGGTGGTTATTAAACCATCTACCAACCTTTTGAAAAAAATAGATGTTTTTAAAAATGGTAAGAAGATAGCAAGCATTGGAGCGAGAGGAATGAATGACTACCCTACATATCTTGAAAAAGAAAAAAAAGGGTATTACGAAAAAGGTTACGCATACAAGCGTAGAAAATTGTATAAAGAAAGGCATGAAAAAGACCGACATAAAGTTGGTTCAAATGGATATTATGCTGATAAAATTTTATGGTAATGGCAGATTATAGAAACATAATATCATTTATTAAATCAAAAGAAGGCGGAAAAAGTTCCGCTACAACAGATACAGCGAGTAGAAATCCATCGCCTTGCGGTAATGGTTCAAATGGACAACCATATCACACCAATAAAGGAGTAACTTGGTCAACATTTAGTTCTAATGCTTCAAGTTTAGGATATAGTGCTTCTTGTTCAAATTTTTTAAATATGCCAGATGATGTTTGGGGGAAAATATACAAGCAAGGGTATTGGAATCCAATGAAAGGAGATGAAGTAAGAAATCAAGCTATTGCAAATACTTTTGTAGAAATGGCTTGGGGAAGTGGAGTAGGAGGAGCAACAAATTTTTTGAAACAATTTTTCAAATCAAGCTATAACAAAACATTTAACAATATAGGTCAAATAGTGGCTTACGTTAATGAATTAGATAAAAAGGGTCAAACACCAGAATTGTTTGAAAAACTATATGATTTTAGAGCAAGTAAATACAAGGCTTTAAATCAACCAAAAAACCTTAAAGGGTGGCTTAATAGATTAGATGCTTTTTATGTACTGAACAAGCCTTACGCTTTGTCAACAGGTAATAAATTAGCATTAGTTTTAGGAATTGGATTAATCGCATTAGGAGGTGCATACATATATGTTAGAACAAGAAAATAAACAAGAAAAAAATACACAAGTACACAAACATTTATCGACTGTATTTGTTGTAGTTGGAATTGTGTCATTTACATTAGGTGCAATAGTAAATTACTACACCATTAAAAGATTAAACGGAAAAGCATAATGAAAATTAGCGGTAAAATAGTAGATATAGATAATGTGCCTTTAATGGGTGCAAACATAACATTAAGAAGTGGTTCTAAATCTGGAAAGGTTGGAACGACAACAGACTTTGATGGTAACTTCAGTTTAGAAAGCGATAGTCTTTTGGGAACAGATGTTTTTGAGGTAAGTTATATTGGATTTACAAAACAAACTTTTACAACTAATCAATTACAAGATAAAAAGATAACCTTACAAGAATCGGCAACAGAATTGGATGAAATTGTAATTACAGGAACTAAACCTAAAAATACTAAAACAACACCAGAAGAAAGCAAATTAAAAGTGCATTTGACTAAAAATAAATATGCTTATGCAGGTGGTTTTGGATTATTGGGTTTAGCTTTGATATTAATATCAATTAAAAAAAAATAATATGACAAACGAATTTGATGATTGGAGAAATAAGTATGACACAATGAGTATTGACGAGCAAGTGGAATACCATAACAAATTGGAAGAATTATATCCAGACCAAGCACATTATAACTATGAAAACGTAAAAATCCTATTAGAATTAGGTAAAAAAAATGCAGATGTTTTAGAGTTTGGAACTTGGAAAGCAGATTTATGTGAAACCGCTTTGAAAGAATATGAAATTAATAGTTGGACTGGAATAGAAATATGCAAGTCAGCTATTGAAAAAACAAAATGCAAAGACCCAAAATTCAAATATATTTTTCCATCAAAATTTGATTGGTTTAATGATAATGATAGACCAAAATGTGATATTGTAATTGCTACTCACTTTATAGAGCATTTAAGTAACGAGCATTTTGACGCATTAGCAAAATATTGTAAAGGAGTAAAATATATTTACTTTGAAGCACCATTAAGCGATGATGGAGAAGATTGGGATGGTTACTTTGGTACACATAAATTATTTTATGGTTGGAATCAAATAGTAGAAGTTATGGCTCAAAATAATTTTGAAGTAGTCCATAACTTAAATCAAGGTAAAATTTTTAAAACAATAGAGTAATGGAAGGACAAACAACACCGCCAGTAGAAGCTACAAGTACGCCAGCACCAGCACCAGTTGTTGAAACCACACCAGCACCAACAGTTGAAACAAGTTATTCAGATGGTGGAGCTATGGGAAGTATAACAAGTGGAAAAATGAACATTAAAGATATTGTGATAAGTGCATTGCTTGTTACTTTGTCAATTTATGGTATTTTCTATTACAGAAAAGCTATAAAGAAATTAGACGAACAACCAAACGCAGATGAGTTTGAAAACATGAGTGGGGATATTGAAGAAGTTAAATACAATGTTAAAAAAGCATTGGGTAAAAAATACGAAACAACTTAAAATTAAATATTAGAAATTATGGCAAAAGAGCAAAATGGGTATTTCAAAGCAATGTTGGAAGCTAAAAAAAGTAAAGCAGAATCATTTGAATATAACGGAAAAAAATACGTTGCTTCAAAAACAAAAACAGGTTTAACTGTTTACAAAGCAAAATAATTAAAACTATGAAAGCAAAAGATTTATTATTAATTGGTAGCGGATTAGCTATTGGTTATTTAGTCTTTAAAAAAGACTTATTTAAAAAGAAAAGCAACGCAGTAAGCGATGTGAAAACTGGAGCAGAAGAAATTGTTTCTGGAGCAGGAAGTGTTATTAGCGGTGCAGTAGGAACTGTTACAGGTGCAGTAGAAAATTTAGTAAATCCAAAACAAGCTGAATGTGAGAAAAAATGGAATGATTTTTCTTCAACTGCAAGATACGCATCGGAAGAAGCTATGCTAAAAGCAAAATCAGAATTTATGAGTAGTTGTTTATTAACTAAATAATTATGGAGTTAAACCAAGTAACTTACGGAAACCCAACACAAAAGATATTAGAGCTTTTAAATCAAAAAGGTTTAGTGGATAGCCTATTTGAAGAACTTAAAAGCGAACAAATGCCTTTAAATGATTCTGAACTAACCAAAGAAGAATTAAATGAAGTCGTACATGGTATTTCATTATTGCAACAACCAGAAAACGAAATTTATTTAAAAAGGTATAAATCATACGATAGAAGTTTGATTCAAAGTTTAGTAACTATATTTAAGCAAAAAGGGATTGATGTTGAAGAAATATGTTCAAGTATCGAAAGCGATATTAATCCTTTAATTGCTAAATTAAAAGTTAACTTTAATAGACCAAGACCTTATCAATTGGCAAACTATTATCAGTTAAAGTTATTTCCTTACGAAAGCTTTACGGCAAATTCAAGTTCTTTTCCTTCGGGTCATACATTACAAGCTTATGTAATGCTTAATGTAATAGGAAATACACACCCAACACATTACAAGTTTGCAAAATCAATTATTCAAGATATTGCTGAAAGTAGAGTTAATTTAGGTTTGCATTTTCCTTCAGATAATGACTTCGCTAAAGAGGTCGGAGAAAAAATACTGAAACATAAAGAGTTTGCTAAAAAATATGGTATATGAGTAAAAAACAACCAGAGTTTGAATTGCAAGCTTCAATTTGCAGATATTTAAGCTACCAATATCAAGATATTCTTTATTTGTCAGACACTATTGCAAGTTTAAAATTAACACCTGCACAAGCAAGTCGAAATAAAAAAATACAAAAAAGTGGTTTTTCTTGTCCAGATTTATTAATTTTAGAGCCAAGAAACGGATATAGCGGTTTGTTTATTGAGCTGAAAGTAGAAACACCTTTCAAAAAAGATGGGCAAATAAAGGCATCAAAAGACGACCATTTAAAAAACCAATTAGAAGCAATTAACAAACTCAAAGAGAAAGGTTATATGGCGGTTTTTAGTTGGAATTTTGACATGACAAAGGATATAATAGATAACTACTTAAAAGTGTAACTAAATGAACCAAGAAAATTTAGATATATCAAAAATGCTGAAAGAAGTTGGCTCTACCGCAGAAATTGTTGGAGTGGCTAAACTTACCGAGTTTTTGAAAGACATAAGGAAAACACACAAAGAGATAACGCAAGAGGAATACAACAAAGCAAAACAATTAATCTTAATTGTTTGTGATGAATACCAAATGACTACCGATGAATTTTATTGCACAATAAGAAAAAACAATAGAAGGTACGCTTTAGGTTTTGTGTTTTTTATTTTATACAAAAAATATAATTTTGATTATAATAAAATACATTTTGTAACTAAAAAGTCTTTTACTGTAATATCTACGCTTATAAAAGAAGTAGAAGAAATGAGTAGGACACATCCTTTTGAAAAAAAAATGCTATCTAAATTAGATAATATTTTACTAAAAATAGAAAATAATTAATATTATAAAAATGAGCCAAGAAACATTTAACACAACAGAACCACAAGTAGAGATAATTGATGATTTTTCTCCATTAGATGCACCAGTAAAACAGCGTACTTATACTCAACATCATATTGCAGATACGCAAGTTTTTGAGGATTTACAAGAACCTTCTTTTCAACCACCAAGTTTTAATGATTTTGATGAAGAAGGAGCTGAATCCGAACCAGAAAGACCGTTTAACCAAAGTTATAGCGAGTTAGATGGTAAAGAAAAAACAATGGGTGCTAAAATGATGGCTGAAATGACCCTTGACATATATGAAAAAGGTTGTGGATTTTTAGGAAAGCTACCAGAAATTTCAGAAGGCAAGTTAGACAGACTTATTGCTGAAGGAGAAATTGACCCAAGTATAGAAATACCAACAGAAGCAGGAAGTTTAGGCGTTAAAGAGTTTGCAAGAGAATATAATGATAGTATCAAAGATGCTTTTTCAGTTTCAGACGAATTTAAAGAAAAAGTAAAACCACCTTTAGAAAGAGTTTTCAAAAAACGTGGTATTGGTATGACCGATGAACAATTGCTTATGTATTATTTTGCTACCGATTTTGGAGCGAAAGGAGTACAAGCTTTTATGTTAAGAAAAACAGCCAATGGTATTTTAGATTCTTTAAGAGAAAACACTTTAGCAATTAGAGAGCAAAACACATACAATAGAACACCAAGACCAACAGCAGAAACAGAAGTAAAACAAGAACCAGTTCAAACACAATCAAGTTCAGAATTTACCGAAAACATAAGCGATGTAGTTCAAGAAGAAGTTGTAAAAAAACCTAAAAAACAAAAACCTGCTACTAATTTAGATACGCAAGTTGAGTTCTTTGAGCCAGAAGAAGTTGAAGATGGAGTTTATTCTATTTTGAACGATAGAGGAGGTTTTAAAGAAGAAAAAGTAGTAGCGGATAATATGCCTACATTTGGCGACCCAGAGATTTTAGCTGGTATAGATAAAATAGCAAAAGAGAGTGGATTAGAAAAACCAACTCGTAAAAAAAGAGCTACTACAACAAGAAAACCAAGAAAATAATGTTAAAAAATGGTAAAATAATTTTATAAAACCAAAAAACATTATTACATTTGCTTTGAACTTTAAAACCGATTGCAAGGGCAAGTGCTAAAATTATTATGGATTTTTTTGTAGGGCAAAAAATTGTTGCTATTAAAAATCACTCTCAATTAGATTTTAAAAAGGGAGATGAATTTTTTATTAAAGAGATTAACACAGGTTGTTGTATTGGTAGTGAATTAACAATAGATATAGGTATTTCTTATGATTTTAAAAAATATAATGGTTTTATTACTTGTAGATATTGTGGTAAAAAAACAATAGCAAAAAAATATATTTTTTATAATTCAAATTGTTTTTCTCCTTTGATAGATTTGTCTGAAACAACTTATGATGATGTAATGCAATATATAGAAAAAAGAGTTAATAAAAAAATGTTATTAAGTCCAAAAATATAAATATAATTTTATATAGTATTTATTATGAACAAAACACACATGGGTAACACTTTAAAAGATTTTTTAAAGTCAAGAAGGATTAAAAATTCTGAAGTTGCAGAGTTTTTAGAAATAACCAGACCAACTTTTCGTAAAATTATTGATAGCGAAATAATTAGTTATACTATCATTTGTAAATTACAAAAATTTTTAAATTACGATTTCAACTTTTATTCAAATAATGAATTTAATAATCCAAATAATGATTTTAAAATGATTGTTAAAGCTTACACGATTGCATTAGTAGAAAAAGATGGATTTACAACTTTAAACATACAAAATACTGGATTTAATTCTTTTGAATTATTAGGAATTTTAGAAAAAGCTAAAAATGATATTTTGAAAAAATTAGAAAAAAATGAATTGGAAGAAAAATTAAAAATAAATATTCTTTAAAAATGAAAAAAAATAAATTATCAATCAGAGAAAAAAGTTTAGTATCAAACTTTTTAAATAGTATTTTAAGAAAATTAAAATTGTTTATATTATTTTTTATACCTAAAAAATATAAAGAATTTGTTGAAGAATCTGAATTAGGTCAGCCATACTCTATAATTATAGATAATATTGGAGATGAAATTTTAGAAAATATTGATTTTTTTGGGTCTTATGAAAACATTAGTAAACCATTTTATGATTTAGAAGGTAATATGGAATTTGGTTCAATAAAAATTAGACCTAATAAATTTTCTAATGTATCCTATCGTGAAATGTTGTATCAATTTATGAACCATCCTTTTACTGTTGGTTTAACTATTATTAAATCAACTACTCCTTATCAGATTTTAAGTGTTATTAAAGTTCAAACAAAAGATGCAAATGGTAATTCAGCACAAAAGACATTAGTACCTACTATAACGCCATATCCATCAAAAATAATGGATTGTCAAATTAATATGAATTATACTTATGGAATAGATGGTTTTACTAAATTAGTTTTAGAAGAAATTTATCCTAAAACAAGAGTTGAAATATATTTATACCCAAAATTAAATAATTCAGAATCCAAAAAAACACGATTTAAAAAATTTTTAGCGTGGTTAAAAAAATAATTATGGAAGAAAGAGAGCCAAAATTAGGAGTAGCGGTTGGTCGTAAGGGTTGTGGAAAAACTTTTACTACTAAACGTATGCTTCAGCAATATGTAATGGGTAATCCTGCAAAGGGAGTAAAGCCAAGACGTGTGCTTATACTTGATGTTAACGATGAGTATGAAGATATTAAAGCGTTAAGTTTAGCAGATGTTCAGAAATTCTCAATGCACCCTAAAATAGAAATTAGAAGGATTAGACCTTTTCACGATAACGGAAAAAGATTAACTGTTAACGATATTCAAGAAGTACTTTTTAAAGTGCTTTTTGATTATCGTAATGGACTTTTACTTATTGAAGATATTAATAGATATATTTCTGATTATTTACCAAATGACCTTGTTGGTGCTATTGTAACAAATAGACATACTGATACAGACATTATATTACATTTTCAGTCAATTGGAAGGGTTTCTCCAAAAATATGGCAGAATTTGAATTGGATGAGGTTTCACAAAAATACAGATAGTGTTGACAAACATAGAAATAAGTTTGAAGATAAGTATGAAATGTTTAAAATAGTTGAGCTATATACCAACAAAGAATATCATGAACACGATAACCAAAGAGTATTTGTATATGTGGATATTGATGATGAAAAAATAAAAGGAGTTGATATGAAAAAAATCGAACCAATTATTGAAGAATACATATCACACAATTACAGAAAACTAATAACACCTATGTTACAACAAAAAGATTTATTGGGTGGTAAAAAGAAATTTACACCTGCTGATGCGGTTAAGTTCCATAAAGATAGAATGATGAAATATTATTTTTAATTAATCATGACAAAACAAAGAATAGAAAACATAAGGAAGTCCGCTGGACAAAGAATAGATAAATTTTTAAACAATTGGATTTCCAGAAAGCTAATGGTTTTAATCATTGCTTCGGTTGGTTTATTTGATGGAAAATTAGATGGAGATAATTGGACTATTGTAGCAACTGGTTATGTTGCTATTCAAGGATTTACTGAAATTGTAAAAGAACTTTATAAAGTAAAAAATGGACAAAATAATTAATACGAAAGAAATAATAAAAAAATATGGAAAGCCAAATCAAAACGGCTCGTATTTAGTATCTATAAAGCTTCCATACCCTATGCGTTTAGCTTGGGATAAAAACACTAAAATAAACACAATGCGTTGTCATAAACTTGTGGCTGATAAATTTTTAGCTGTTTTTAATGATTTGTTAGATTATTATGGATACGATAAATTAGTTGAATTAGGAATTGATTTGTTTGGTGGGTGTTTTAATTTTAGAGCTATGAGAAATGGTTCTGATTGGAGTACTCATGCTTGGGGAATTTGTATTGATTTAGACCCAGAAAGAAATAAATTAAGAGAAACATCAAGAACAGCAAGATTTGCAAGACTTGAATACAAACCAATGATTGATATATTTTACAAGCATGGTTTTATATCTTTAGGTAGGGAAAGAAATTATGATTGGATGCACTTTCAGATAAAAGATTAATAACAACGAAAAAACTTACACTTATGTTAAACTTTGAAAAAGACACTAAAAAAAGTTATATCATTTTGTCATTATTATTTATAATTTTATTGATAATAATTAATATAACACAATTTACTTTTACTAAATCAAGTTTTGATAATAGTAAATTCATAAAAAATGAAGTTAAAGAAATTAAATCTGATATTGAAAAATACGAAAAAGAGAATAAAAAACTATCTGAAAAAATAGCTACTTATGAAAAAATGCTAATCAAAATAGATAGTAATATTTCGAGAAACAACAAAAATATTGATATTTTAAAAAATAAAACAAATGAAAAAATTAATTCTTTTAAGTCTTATGATGCTGTTATGTGGGAGAAGTTTTTCGCAGACAGATACAAAAAATAAAGTTGTTATAGATACTGCAACTGCAAGAAAAATTGCTATTGACTTGGTAAAAGGCGATGAGTGTAAAGAGGAGCTAAAAATAGTTAATCAAAATATAAAATTGCTTAATGATAAGTTAATTATCAAAGATAGTATAATAGAAAACAATAAAAATCAAATCATTAACCTTGATAAAATAGTCAAAGGCAAAGATAAATTGCTTGAAATTAGTGATGAAAACTTATCAAATACAAAAAAACAATTATACAAAAGTAAAATTAATAATGTGTTTTGGAAAGCTACAACTATACTATCCATAGGACTTTCGGGGTATTTACTCTTTAAGTAAACTTTTTTAAATTATTTTAGTTCGGAATATTAAGCTCGTTTTATTACGAGCTTTTTTTTTTGTATTATATCTTTGAATTGTTATTGTTTCTGTAAACAATTATCACAAAAAATAAGTTTAACTAAAAAAAACATTCTGAAATGCAAAAAGAATTAGTGTCATTATTGAAAGGTGTTGCGGTTGTAGTTGCAGGTGTATTGTTAGCAAATGCTATTGAAAAAAAGTATATGTCAACTAAAACACTTGTTCCTATGGATGCACAAGCTTAATAAAGCTAAAAGAGTTTAAAAACAAAATTAAAAATTATAAAAATTAAAGTATTATGTCAAACGTAAGAAAATATTTAGCGTCTGCTCAAAGAAATGCAATGGAAAGCTTTGCAAATGCAGATGGATTTATTGATAATGATTTATCATTCACTGGAGATGATTTCTTCAGAAACGCTGGTGGAGATATGGGCGGTGGTTCAGCTCCAACTTCTCAACCTTATATCGTAGATATTACATCTACATCTGGTTCTGCTGTTGCTAACTTTGAAGTATTAGGTTCATACCAATACATCAACAACGCTGGATTTACTGCTGGTGGAAATTTAGTAATTGGTTCAATTACAATTTCTTCTGGAATTTCTGATATTAATTATCGTGAAATGTTATACCAATTTATGAATCAACCATATTCAGTTGGTTTAACTTACATTCAGTCTGCAACTGCTAACCAAGTTTTAGAAACTATTTCGGTTAACACTAAAGATGCAAATGGTAATTTAGCACAAAAAACGTTAGTGCCTACAATTGACCCATATCAGCAACAAACAAATATTATCGCAATGAAGTATGCGTACAGAATTGATGGTTTCACGAAATTGATTATTCGTCAAGTTCTTGCTAACGCAACTGTTAAATTATACTTCTACCCTGCTGATAACATAAACTTGGCTCGTGCATTAGGTGGTAACTCTGTTGCTAAACAATTCGGAAGTCCAAATGTTGTTAATGGACAAACTATTAGATTAAAAGCTTAATTTGATATTGTTGTAAGCAACGAATTAATGTATAATTGAAACAAAGGGCAAGATTGATTAATTCGTCTTGTCCTTTTTTTTATTAAAAAAATAAAAACATGGATGTATATAAATATGTGGCTGAAAGTAATCCAATTTTAACTCAAGGTATAATTGAATCTTTTGGATATGAACACGCTAACACTCCAGATATGGGGTTATCGCAATTAGTAGCCAAAGAAGGAGAACCTGCTTTGAAAAAAATAATGGATAACCACCCAGATAAAAATATTATATTGGAATTGTTTTCTAATACAGATACAAATTGTAATTGTAATTCAAGAAAAAATGAAAGCTTTTTAAATGTTAACGGAAGTAATGAAGTAGCAAAAGAAAAAGAAAATTCAAGTTCTAATGTAATTGCTCAACAAACAAACGTAATGATTTTAGTTTCAGCTTTGTTTATTTTTACAGCATTAATGATAAAAAAATAATTTATGGAAAATAATTTCGGACAAATCTTACTTGAATTAGTAAGAACAAATAAAGATAAATTTTTAGGATTGTTAAGAAGAAATGGTGTATTGGTTAATACTAATATTTCAAACGAAGTGTTGACAAATACCATTTTAAAAGCAATGCAAAAATCAGAATCTTTTAAAAAAGAAGCGATTTTGCTTATGGGGGTTTTAATGGCTGAAAGTAATGATGGTGCTTTTGCTAATTTTAGTACTTCAAGTCCTTTTGGTAGTTTACCTCAAGTTTCTTCAAATTTAAGTTATACAAACAAGTATATACCACAAACAACAAACGAAACAACTTCTACAACAACTAATGCAAAACCTAAAAAAGATTTTGGAGATACTACTGTTGGTAGTATTGTTGACAAACTTTTTAAATTAGGAGAAGGTTATTTAAAAGATAAAGAGTATAGTACAAGGTCAAAAGAAGCAGATACCGTAGCTAAAGAATCAGATAATGAGGTCAAGATAAAAGAGATTGAGAAAGATAAAGACAAAGGCAATGTAGGTCTTTATATTGGTCTTGGTATTGGAGGGTTGGCTTTAGTAGGTGTGTTGGTTTATGTAATAGCTAAAAAGAAATAGTTATGGATGCTTTAAATTCAACAACTAAAATAGTAGGTGTAACAGTTGCTTTTTTCCCACAAGAAGTGGCAATGTTGCTTAATAAAAATGGAGTAACAATTGATGCTCAAAACTATACTTCTGAACAATTAGTAAGTGCAACAATTGATGGGTTGGTAGATTCGCCAAGTTTTTTAAAAGACTTTAGTGATTTAATAGAACGTAATAGATAAAATATGAGTGTATTTAGTCAATTTATAAGTAGTGAAGCTGGTGGAAATGCCATAGGTAGCTTATTAGGTTTAGGAACTGGTTTGATTGTAAATAATCAAGTAAAACAAAACGCTAAAGGAGAAGCTAATAATGCACAAGCTTTAGCCGATAAACAAATACAAATCGCTCAACTGAATCAACAAACCGAGTTAGCAAAATTAGAAGCTTTAAAACAAGGAGCAGGAACGCCAACTAAAAGCAATACTGGTCTTTACATCGGTCTTGGTGTAGGTGGAGTAGTTATTTTAGGATTAGTTGTATATTTAGCTGTAAAAAAATAGTAATATGCAAAATTATTTAGAAGAAGCTAAAAACATAGTGGACAAAGACAAACGAGAGTTGTTTATGCACACTTCAAAAGCATCTATTAATGGTGCTGTTACAGGACTTGTTATTGGTCTTATGGTAGGTTATTATAAGAAATATAATATTTACGCTTCGGGTCTTACTGGAGCTATTGTTGGCGGTGTTGCAACCGCTATGATTGTTAATAAAAAATAATTAGTTATGAGTAATATAGTAGAGCCAAATTTAATTAACCTTAATGACAATATTCAACAACAAAAAAAGAATATGATAAAGTCTGGTTATAAAGGAGCAGAGCCAAATATGATTATGGAATCTAAACAAGAAGTTATAGATACTATTGCTAAAAAAGATTTTAGTAGACAATCTTTAATACAAAATATGTGTATGGGATGTCCTCGAGATATGCTTTTCAGTATAAAAAAAGGCGACTCAATACAAGTAATTAAAACTAATCAAAAAGGAACATTACAAAACGATATTTTTTATTCTTTAAAAAAACATAATGGTAATAATTATGCCATGACAACGGAAGAAGAAAATAAATTAGCAATAAAAAGACCATTTGGATTTATGGGCAATTTCGGTGCTTTTAGTGAATATAATTTACCGAAAGATGTAGTTGAAGAAACTACAATAGTTGATAAAATTAAAGATGTAGTATCTGTTGGCTCTAATGATAACTCAACGCCAAAAAACAACAAAAATTTAATAAATATTGCTTTGTTATTAGGAGTAGGTTATGTAGTTTATAGATTAGTAAAAAAATAGTTTAACTTAAAATTATAAAAAAATGAAAAACAAAAAAATATTAATAGGCTCTTTAGTTGCATTAGGCTTAATAGGTGCTGGTTTTTATTTTGTAAATAAAAAAAAAGAAAAAGTATTTGATAAAGAATCCGAAGTGGATTTTGATTTTAATAATGCAAGCGGAAATGAATTACAAAATATTGTAAATAGACCAAAAAAAATTATAAAAGTTAAAGATTATCAAGCTTTAATGAAAAACGGTAATTTAACTGAATTAAAAAAATATTTAGTTGGAAAAAATATTTATACATTTGAAAAAGGTGTTAATTTAAGAGAATCCGCTTACGTTAATAATGGACTTAATGATAACATAGCATTAACTCTTAAAAACAAAGGAGTTTATGTTGGAAAAGTTGAAAATGTTGTCAGAGGAACTGATGGAAAAAACATTTGGTTTTTAATAAGCAATAAAGGTTATAATCCTTCTTTTAGTGAAAAAATGTTTTATTACTCGGGTTTTGGTGGTAGAACTCTTTATGACTCAAGAAAAGATGTTTATGTTCGAGCAGATGTTGTAGTAGTAGATTTATATTAATTTAAAGAAAAAATATTATGAAAAAACCAAGTTTAGTTTTAGGAATTGTAGGATTAGCGTTATCTTTAGCGGTAGTTTACGGATATGCCTATGTTGTAGGTAAAGGTTGGAAAAAATCTCAAGAGTAATCATTTAAAATTAAAAGACATGGAAGTAATGAATAATGTAAGTCCAACGAATAGTGGTTTTGCTGGAGAAAAAAAAGACGATTTAGTAAAAAGAGTTGTTGGTATTAGTGTTAGTGTAGCTGTATTGTTTGCAACTGTTTGGGTTGTAGGTAGAGCTTGGAAAACTGCACAAAAATAATTATTTAAAAAGATGAGTAAAAAAAGTGAATATTCGGTAAAATCAGTTTCTCAAGGAGTTGCATCTTTAACATTTATAGGTTTGACATTTGCCATACCTATTTATGTAGGCTATCAAATTTTTAAAGACAAAGAAACTGAATTAGAAAAAAAGAATAAAACAAATCCTTATTTAGTAGCAGGTAGTGGAATAGCTATTTGGTATTTAGCATGGAAATTAAGCGGAATGGAAAATAAATAAAAAAAGTATTATGAAAAATAAAAAATTAATGTACGGATTATTAGCTGTTGGAGCTATTGCTTTGTATTACTATTGGGATAAAATGAAGAAAAAATCAACTTGTTCAACTTGTTCAAGTGCGGTAAAGCCAGAAGGAACTCCAATGAGTGATAGTTATTCAGCAATGAGTGGTTATTCAAAAATGAGTGGTTACTCAAATGCAAATGGAGGTGCTTATGGTTTAGGTTGTAAAGTATGTGAAAGACCAAACGGAACAACTTATTTTGCTAAATTTGGTGGTTGTGCAGATGGAGATGCTTGCATAACTTCGGTAAGACCTAAAAAAGCATAAAATGAAAAAGTCATATATAGGCATTGCGTTAACAAGTTTGAGTATAGGTGGATTAATCTATCTATACTTTGGCTTTTTAAAACCAAGACAAGATGTGATTAACGAAATGGAACAAGAAACAAAAAAATAATAAAATGGAAAATATAGATTTAGGTAAAAGTGCAAATCAACTTTGGAAAGAAAGCGGAAGTACTTTAAATTTTAAAGGGTGGTTGCAAAGAGAAAAAGACAAAGGTAGATTTTTGCCAAATAAACAACTAATGGAATTTAACTCATTTGATTCTGAAAAAGAATTGACTGATAATCAAAAGTTAATTCAAGAAACTTTAAAAAACAACAAATCTAATATTGTTCCAAATAAAGTTGGATTAGATAAAATAGTAATTATAGCATCTGTTATGTTAATTTTAGGTGGTATAGCTTATAAAATTTATAAAAAACAAGGTAAATGAATTACAGACTAAATACCAGATATGATGAAATGTGCTTGGTTATAAAGGTAGCGGTAAACCAACCATGTGAAGTTACTATTAAAATATACGCAGAAGATAAGCCAAACATTATTTTTACCGATAGATGGGCAACTGTAAGAGGTCAACAAACTTTTTATGTTAGATTGCCAATGACTTCGGAAAACGTAATCATTTCAGTTTACGATAAAAGAGTAGGTAATTTGCCAAAGGCTCAAGAAAAAAATATAAGTATTTTAGAAGTAAATAAAACACCATTAGAAAAAAGATTAGATGTTGTCGATATTAAAAATGTTGTGGTTGCTAATTTTGTTGATTTTGCTCAAAGGTTCGCTTATAACGCTCCTAATTTATCGGCTAATAAGACATATCAGTCTGATAATGGTCAGTTTCTTATTGAATACTTACCAGTTATTGTTAGTTCAAATTCTGGCAAAGAAATGACAACACCTGCTCGTATTTCGAGAGTAACAGGAAGAATACAAGTTGCTAAAAAATACTTTGACAAATATACCGTACCGATGAGGTTCGCCATATTGTGCCATGAATTTAGCCACTTTTACGTTAATGATGATATTGACAATGAATCAGAAGCCGACATTAATGGACTTTTGATTTATTTAGGCTTGGGTTATCCAAGAATTGAAGGCTTACAAGCCTTTTACGAAGTGTTTAAAGAAAGCGATAGTCAGCAAAATTTAAACAGAATGAAAATTATTGAGAAGTTCGTAATGGACTTTGAGAAAAAAAATATGGTATTAAGATAAAAAAATAAGATTATGAAAGTAGTTCAAGATTCAAAATGGATTAATGATTTGCTTATTACAAGTAATACAGGCGTAGTAGGAGGTAGTGATTTTGCACCAAAACCACAAAAGTCTAACCAACAACAAGCTCAATTAGAATTAGCTAAACAACAAGCTTTGTTACAAGAAGCTTCACAAATGAGTTATAGTGGTTTAACTGATAAGGTTTTTGGTAAACAAGGAGGTTGGAGTTTTGAAAGACCGATGAGGTTAGGTGCTTATATAATTGTAGGTGCAGTTGTAGGTAGATACGTTGCTAAAAACATGAAAAAATCTACTACATTAGGAATGGTTGTTGGTGGTTTAGCACCGTTGTTGGCTTATCAATTAAGTATCGAATATGACCGAAAAAATATGCCGAAACAAGAGCCAAGACAAAAGGTGGCGGTTGAGCCAAATCCAACGTTAACGCAAATGCCACCAAATGTTATGCCATTAAATTTAAACTCTCAAGAATTAAGTAAAACACCAAGTGAATTTACAATTAAGTCGAATGGTTTTAATACAAGATACTATAAAGGTGGAAACGTAGGAATGTTAAGTTTTATTGCTCCAGATTTATATAAGCAATCTTTTTCTACTAATGGAATAGGGGGAGTTCAACCAGCAAGAATTACAACTGCTGAATTTTTAAATGCTTATAATGAATTTTTAAAACAACCAAAATAACTATGAAAAACAAAAACATATTATACGGACTATTGGGAGTAGGTGCTATTGCAGGACTTTACTTTTGGAATAAGAATAAAAAACCAAAAGATTTAACCTCGCAAGAACAAAAAGTGTCAATTATTAGTGAGCAAGAAAAAATAAGTTTATTTAATAAAGCAATTAATAGTTGGAAAGGTGGGGTTGCACCACCTCGAGAATGGGAAAAAAATAATGAAAAAGAAAAAGCTTTGGCAAATGCAAAAATTAAAGAGTTTAAATTAGAAAATGAATTTTCTATTTGGTTAAATGCAAGACCTAAAGTAGATTATGGAATGTACCCTCCAGCATAATTTAAAATAAAAATAACTATGAAAAACAAAAACATATTATACGGACTATTGGGAGTAGGTGCTATTGCAGGACTTTACTTTTGGAATAAGAATAAAAAATCTGATACAAATATAATTACAGATACACCAAAAACTAATTTAATTTCAGATGGAGCAAAAAAAATAGTTTCTTACTTAAATGAAAAATATCAAGATGGTAAAAATCCAAAATATCAACATCATGATATGAAAGAGTTTTTTGAACCAAAATTGAATTATGGCAATATGTATGTTTCTTTAGAACAATTAGTTAAAAAATATTCAAAAAGCGATAATGATACAAATTCAATTATAAATATTTACTTATTGGTAATGTCGCAACAAACAGATTCAAATGACATTAAATTGACAGATGAAAGTTCTTTATTTTTAGCAAAAAATCCAAGTATAACAAATGAGATAAAAGGATTTAAAACTAAAATGGTAAATGGTACTATTTTTAATGAACCAGTAAAATCATTCGGTCAAATTATGTGTATAAAAGCACCATGTTAATAATAAATAGTTAAGAATATGAACAAAACAACAAAAAACATATTAATTGGAGTAGCAGTATTAGGGGCGTTATACCTTGCTAATAGATTATACAAAAGATTAAGCAAACCAAGTGCCGAGCAGTTGAGTTTACTTGATGAAAACTTAATTTTAGTTAAAGGTTCTAAAGGTGCAGAGGTGTTTGAATTGCAACGTATCTTAAAAGATGAATTAGGATATGATTTAGGAACTTCTGGAGCAGATGGCGATGGAATTGATGGAATATTTGGTTCTATGACAGAAAAGGCTTTAAATGAAGCTAAAAAAGTAAAAGAAATAACATTAAAACAAATTTATAATGAAAAAAAATAACAGAAATTTATTTATTGGAGCATTTGCTGTAATAGGAATTGGAGCATATTTTGTTTACAAATTTGCAACAAAAGCAAAACCAATGGGAATTAGTACACCAGATAGAACTACAGAGGAAGAAAAAGAAGAAACAAAAAGTAATACTACAAAGCCTAAAACAACAGCTTCTGTTTTGCCAGTTGCTTCATATCCTTTAAAAAATGGTTCTAAAGGTAGTAATGTACTTACTTTACAAAAATGGCTTAATGATAATGGTTATGCAAGTCCTAAATTAGTTACAGATGGTTCTTTTGGTGCTAAAACTGAATCAGCAGTTAAACAAATGCAAGAATATGCAAATGATAGAAGAATAATAGATTATAATTTATGGAGTAACGACTATAAAAATGGTCAAGTTACTCAAGATTTTTATCAAATATTTGTGATTAAAACAAAAGCATTGCCAGCAAAAGGAACTTCAAGCGTTGATTTTAATCCATTAGGTTTAGGTTTTTAATTTATTGAAGTAATGGCAAGGTCAATAGCAGATATAAGAAAATTTTTCCCTTACACAGATAATTGTTTGTTGTTGGAGAAAACCATTAATAAAGTAATTAATGAAAAGTCTTATTATGCTTTAAAAATGGATTCTGGAGAAATGGCTGTTTTAGACCAAAGGCTAAAAGAACTTAATGATTATTTTGCTAAAATAAATTGTGAAGTGGTATTAGGTAATAAAAAAATAGAACAAGTTTCTGAAATTGCCAATAAGTATCAAGAAATAGACAAAATCAGAATTGAAAGCGAGAGCATAAAAGAAAGAAATAAACGTGTTTACATTGGTATAGGAATTGTTTTAGCTGGAGCAGGTATAATATTAATTACAAATAGAAAATAAAATGAACAAAAAAGTATTAATTATAGGAGGTGGTATTTTAGTGATAGGAGTTGGTGCTTATCTTTACTTTACTAAAAAAGATAAAAAAGAAGCGTTATCAAGTGGTAGTGCAACACCTACAACAAGTAGTGCAACAACACCTACAACAACAAGTGGTAGTACAAGTACAATTGATAGCGAAATACCGCCATTATCAACAGGTGGTATAGTTACACCAACAACAAAAGCACCAACAATTCAAGGTCAAGAAGATTTAGATAAAGCAAATGACATTGTATTTAAGATAAAAAAATTTGAAAAAATGAGTGCTATTAAACAATCACAAATTGATTTTTGTCGACCTGAAATTTTTAAGCCATGCTCGTCAATAAACACATATCCATCAGCAATAAATAAATTAAAAGACGATTTATTAAAATTGGGTTATGAGTACAAAGGAACAACAAATGGAGTTTTAGTTAAACTTTAAAATTATAAAAAATGAAAAATAAAGCATACGTTTGGATTGCATTAGCAATATTAGGAGTTGGAGGTTATTTAGCTTACAAAGAATTTAAGAAAGTTAAAGTATTGACAAAAGAAGATAGCATTAACATAATAATTGAAAACGCAAAACACAAAGATAGAAATGTTATTTCTACCTTTGAAGATGCTTTTTTGGGAGTGTGGGCAAATGCTATTTTAGAAAACAAAAATACTTTTGTTTATAATGGCAAAAGTTATAGAACTCAAGGTGGAACAGCTTTAAAATAATAGATATGAGTAAATTCAATATTAATCAAGCGACTTCTAAAACAGGAGAATTTATTGCAACCAATAAAAAACCATTACTTTATATAGGTGGAGCTATTGCCGTTGTTATAATTGGTATTGCAGTAGTAAAAAGATTAAAAGGGGGTATAAGTGGAGAAAATATATCTGGTGGCAAATTTGTTGAACAAGATATTGATACAGAAAAAACTACCATAAGTAATCAAACCGCTAAAAACTATGCAGAAAATCTTTTTGAAGCATTTAACTATACTTGGGGTACTGATAAAGGCACAATAAGTACTGTTTTTTCAAAAATTAAGCCAGAGGATTTTAAAATGGTTTATAATGCTTTTGGCAAGCGTTCATATTCTACTGTAAATGGTGGTACTCCAAGTGAAAAATGGTATCTTCCAGATTCATGGATTGGCAGTACAAATGTTGATTTAATCACATGGTTAAACAATGAATTAGAAATTGGAGATGGTGCTTTGAAAGATAAGATTAGAAAAGTAGTAGAGCCAGCAGGATTTACATTAGAAAAATAATTTAAAATATAAATATATGATACCAAAAGGAATGACAGCAGATATGTTAGACAACCAAACAACTACTGGTGGTTCTGGTTTAAATGTATTAACAGTAAATGATGATTTAGGCGTTAGTGTAGGTCAATCAACAAGTTTAGTTACAGACCCAAAACCAGTTTATAGTCCTCCGCCATTAGGAATTGACCCAGATACAAAACCGCCAAAAGCAACTGATACTACTATTCAAGGTGGTATGTACCCAGAGTGTTTAAAAAAATGGGAAGAATATTCTTCAGTTGTTAAATTTGGAAGTAATGAGGAAATGGAAAGTTCTAAAAAGGAATTTATGACTAAATGTATGTCAACGTCAACAACAGGAACAAGTCAAATTGTTGAACCAAATTTAGGAACACCTACAAATACAAGCACTACTACTACAACCAATACAACTACTATATTGCCAAATTTAGGTGCTTTTTTAGGTAGTTTAACTGGTGGTGGAGGTGGTGGAGCAGGAGCTACTGAAGAAACAGCATTAAGTCAAAAGAAAAAACCTTTTCCATATTGGATTTTAATTGTGGGAGCAGTTGGTGCTTATTTAATTTTCAAAAAAGAAAAATAAAATGGAAAAGCAAGGTTTAATATATGACCCAACAGCAGTTTCAAGAATAGATGATTTTTTAAATACTCAAGAAGAAGAATTTAAAAAACAAGACAAAAGTTCTGAAATTCAAAAACAAAAAGTAATTCGTTTTGGAATTATTTTGGGTATAAGTGTTTTATCTATACTTGTTTTAAAAGTAATCGTTAAAAAGAAAAAGTAATGGCAATTGATTTACAATTTTTATATGATAGTGGTATTGCAAGCCAAGATTTAAGAACTATTTTTTTAAAACAAGAGTTGGAAAAAAAATATTCTGCTTTTGAGAAAAATTGTATAAAAATAGATGCAAACATAAAAGAAGCAAAAGATGATTTAGCTTATTTAAAAGCTGAAAAGTTGAGAGGTTATACTATGTTAGAATCTACACAACCAGAATCTATAAAAAAACTTTTAAATTCATTTATAGAGCATATAAATAAAAGCTTGCCACAAAAATATAGAAATGAAACACCTAACAAAAAACAATATTTAGGAAGGGTTTTGGGAGAACAATTATTACCATACTACATTTTAAGATTAGAAAAACTTTTTTCAACTTTAGATTGTAGAAATGACATTGAATATAAGAGGTTAGTTGAAAGTGCTGAAATATTAACTGGAAAGTCAACAATATCAGAATCAAATGTTTTGCCTTCGAGTTATAAAGAGCAATATCTTTACATTGGATTAGGTTCGTTGGTGTTATTGGTTGGATTGTATATAATAGCAAAAAAATAAAATTATGTTAAAAAAAGCATTAATAATAGGTGGAATTGGATTGGCTGGTTTTGGATTATATAGATACTTCAAATACCAAGTTGATTTGGCAATGAAATACGATTATAAAATTAAGAATTTCAAGTATTTAGGTATTAGCGGTAACGATGTAAAAGTAAGTGCAACTATTGAAATAACTAATAAGTCAAACTTCAAATTAATAATTAATTCATTTGATTTAAAATTATTCTACAATGGTAAAAAGTTTTCAGATGTAGTGTCTAAAAAACAAACTATAATTGAGCCAAATAGTTCATTTGAAGTAACTGGAGTTGGAATTATAAACGTTAATGATTTAAAAGAAAGTTTACCTTCTTTTTTAAATAATGTATTGAAACAAAAACCAATTGACATTGAAGTTGAGGGAGTTGTAAAAATTGTTTTTATGAACGTAAATTCTACAATTACATTCAACAAAGAGAAATTTAATTATTCAAGTGATTTAATTTCTGAATATGGTTTTGGAGAAAAATATCAAAAACTTAAAGATAAATATTCAAAAGTGTTTCAAGCATTGGGAATAAAATAGTATTTTTGAATCAAGAAACTTAAAATACAAAATAATGATTGAAGGAATTGTTAAAAAAATCATGTTTACAGGTATTGAAAAATATGCTAAAAATTATGGTTTAAAAGACCTTGAGGTTCAGATTAAAGTATCAGATGACCCAAATGGTAGTGTGATTTACAAAATGTGTAAAAACTATATTGAAGAAGAAGAAGTTAGGTTTTTACAAATTATGGACAAAAAATTGGATATGTTTGGCTATGAAGCTTTAGCAAGTCCTTTTTTGAAAAAAAGTTTAATTGAATGTGCTGAAGAAAGCGAAACTAATGTAAGTCAAGTTTGTTGCTTTATTTTCAAATATGAAGATAACAATAAAAAACAAGGCGTAGGTTTAGGTTTTTATCAAATTGAAGAAAACAAACCTTTGAAAAAAATTAAAGTAGTTCCGTTATCCAAGCATTTAGAAAAATTAGGATTGTAAAATGGCAATAGAAAGAGCAAGTAAAAAAGAATCTATGATTAGCGTTCCAGAAAGCGATATGACTTTTATAAAAGATATGTTGACTAAAATGAATGGAAAGCTAAATGAAATGGAAATTTCATTAATAAAATTAAACCAAACAGTAATAGGCAATAAGGAATATGGTCAGAAAGGACTTGTAGAGCAAGTTAATGAGCATAGGAAATATATTGAAGAAGATAAGTCTTATAAAGCTAAAATCATAGGTGGTGTAACAGTTGTTGGTATTCTTTATGGATTTGTTTTAAGGTATTGGGATAAAATATTTAGCTAAAATGGGAAATGTAACAAAATCAAGTGCAAACAATATAAAATCTCCAGATGGGAATAGTTTGGCTATTTTTGTAGATGGAGATGACAATACAATTAAGGTTAAAGATGTTAGGGGAAATGTGCAAGATTTAAGCGATTATGTAAATCCTTCATCACAATCATTTAATCCTTTGTTTACAGATGCTTCTGGAACATTGGATGGTGTAACAGCAACAGGCTCTTATACTATGATAGCTCCAAACATTTGTTTTTTTAGAGTTTATGTTGATTTTGCTGACTGTACTAATTTTGGTACTGGTCAATATCAAATAACATTACCTTTTGCAAGCGTAGAAACAATGCGACAAGCAAATGGAACACTACACCAAACAACTGGTAATTCGTTATATCACATTGCAGGCATTACAGATTTGTCAATTAGTTCAACAATACACAAATTATATTATTCTGGAAGTACAACTGATTTGAATTGGAAATTTAATACGCCAGTAGGTGCAACAACAATAACAAGCCACTTTGATATTTGTGGCGTATATCAAATTTTATAAAAAAAATGGGAAATGTAACAAAATCAAGTGCAAACAATATAAAATCGCCAGATGGGAATAGCTTGGCTATTTTTGTTGATGGAGATGATGATGTAATGAAAGTCAAAGATGTTAGGGGAAATGTCCAAGATTTAAGCGATTATATTGTAATACCACCTACACCACCAACAACAGATTATATATATCTATATGCTTTAAGCGGACAAAACCAAGTTTTTAATGCAACAAATAATATAGTATTATCATTTGGGAATTTAATAGTACGAAATGGTATAACAATTACTGATGCTGATAGAAAAATAACTGTTTCAGAAGCAGGAATTTATAATTTTAATTTGTCTTTACAATTAAACAATAAAGATGCTTCGTTAAGACAAGTTAATATTTGGATGCAAAATGCAAATGATAACATTAGCGATTCAAATAAAATATATAAATTAAATGCAGATGTTTTTATTTTATTTAATTATAATATTACTTTAGAATTAGATGGTACAGAACAATTATATTTTTATGGTTTTACAAATAGTAGTGATGTTCAATTAAGTGCTACTGCTGGTACTTCTGGCAAACCAGATAGTCCATCGGCTACTTTGACAATTAATAAAATAGGTTAAAATGACAAACCAAGAAATAGCAACCAAAGAAAGCGATGTTTTTTTTAACCAAGATGGCTCAAATTTTCATGAACAAGTTGAATATCTTGAAAAACTATTAATAAATAGTGGTTCTCCAGATGTTATTATTGGTAATTCAGAAGCTTTACCATTAACTCATACTTTTTGTGATGGTATTTATGTAAGAGAAATTTTTTTAAAACAAGGCGTTTTTGCTATTGGTAAAATTCATAAGCACGACCACGCATTTTTTTTGTTGAAAGGCAAATTAATGTTATGTACTGAAAACGGAGTTCAAGAAATGGTTGCACCTTGTTATGGAAAATCCCCAGCAGGAACAAAAAGAGTTGTAGTTGCAGTTGAAGATTCTGTTTTTGTAAATGTGCATCCTAATCCAGATGGAGAAGAAAACATAGATAAGTTAGAAGAAAAATTTGTAGTTTCTTCATTTGAGGAATATGATAATTATAAACAATTAAAATAACAAGAAATGAGTTATGTAGCAGTAGCAGGAATAGGTGTTTCAGTCATAACAAGTGTTATAGGTGGAGCAAAGGCTAAAAAAGAAGCTAAAAAACAAAGAGAATTACAAAAAGCAATGTTTTTGGCAAACTTAACCTCGCAAGAAAAACTTAAATACGAAGAATTAAAATTACTTGGAGAAACAGAAAGAACAAAAATACTTGCTGATTCTTTGTTGGGATATAAGATTGCACTTCAAAAGGAAAGTACTCAAAGGCTAAAAGACACATGGATTTATGTAGCAGGTAGTGGATTGGGAATTTCATTAATTTATGGAGTAGCTTTAATAGGTGGAAGTTATAAAAAACAATAGTAATGGGATTATTTGATGGGATATTAGGCGGTGCTAAATCAACTACAAGCGGAGTTGGTTCGAGTGCTACAAGCGGAGCAAAAGGCGGTGGTTTAGGTGGCTATTCTGAAGCTATTTCATTTGTTGCGACTACTGTTGTTCAAATTGCTTTTGCTTCATCAGCTAAAAAAGACCAAAAAAGATTTGAAAAAGAAATTTCTCAATTAGATGCTAAAAAGCAAGCGGAATTGTTGCAAAAAGTTCAACAAGTAAGTAGCGAATTAGAAAGACAAAAAATTGTTTTTCAATATATTGACAAAGCAAAAATAGAAAAACTTATTTCAGAAGATGATAATAAAAAAAAGTATCTTTACGCAGGAATTGGAATAGGTGTTTTAATATACGTTTTAATGCTTATAAAATTAAAAAAACGATGAATAAAGAAGTAAAAACATTATTGATAACATTAGGTGTGGCTTTAGGATTAATATGGATATTTAAGCCTAAAAAAGACAATGCGGAAAAATCTGTTAACAATAAATATGCAGAGCCAAAAGAAGCTACTGAAGATGTAAAAAAAGAAAAAGAAAATGCCGTTGTAGGACTTCAAGCAATGCGTGAAGCTATTAATTCTGGCGAAAATAAAGCTGAATTAGATAAATTAAGTGCTATTATTTTAAAAGAAAATGGAGTTAAAGTGCTTATATCTAAAAAAACAGGGTTATTAAAAGCTATGAATAAAAAAGGTAGTGTAGTTGCTGAAGAAGAAGTAGAAAAATAATAAAATGGGAACAGTAGTTGCAACAACGACCACATACACAAATGGTGTAATTTCGGTAGTAAGTACCGATGGAACTTCCTATGAATCTATTTTAAATTCTATGGGTAGTTTTGTTTATGGAGTTGATGGAATATACATGAAAGCCAATTCAAATTCTCAAATATTAAATGGTTTTAAAGTAGAAAAATATGATGTTAATGGTTATATAAAATCGTTTGAGCAAAAACCAACTGTTGACCCTTATCAATATCAAAAATCAGTTTTTTTTAAAATGTCAAAAGATGATGTTGTTTTAAATGGACAGACTACTTTTGATATAAATGTTTTGCCAAATGAATCTATTTATATGAGTATTTATGTTAATCAACTTGCATTAAGAGATTATGTTTCTGCAACTTCTTTTTTTGATAATGATTTTTTTAAACAATTTAAAGATGTCATATAATTTAAGTGATTTAAACGAAATTAAAATACAAAATAGAGAGCATACAATATCTAAACTTGAAACTGGGGATTTAATCAAACTGAAAGTAGATATTTTGCCAATATTATATCATTATGCAATTGTAGAAAAACAAGGAGATAGCCTTTATATTTATCATTTGCAAACCGATAAAATAAATTCAAATGGTGGCAATCTAATTTGTGAACCGCTTGAAAGTTACATAAAAGGAAAAGATATTATTTCAGTAAGTAAAACTAATTTAGGAAGTAAGGACTTGACCCAAATGTATGAAGCTTTGAAAGGTTATAAATATGACTTTATAAATTTTAATTGTGAGCATTATGTAAACTTTGTAACTGACAAAAAATTAGTAAGCAACCAAGTATTTAAGTGGGGTTCAATAGTTTTAATAGGCATATTTGTAACTTATTTAATTAGAAAAAATAAAATATGATAACAGCTATAAATTTAAAAATAACAAATAATGTTCCTTCAGAATTACCAATTTCTATATTAGGAGTTATTCAAGACCCAAATGCTTTAAACAATATAAAAACTGTTTACGAGTTTGATATGTCAGGAGAAACTTTTACTACTTCTACTTGGGTTTTCGGATATTATAGTGTTTCAGCTCCATCTACATTGTTACAATATTTTTTCAATAATGTTACTGCAACTATTCAAGGATATGTAGATGCTTTAAATACTCTTAATGTTGGTATTTTTACCTATTCTGGAACTACAATATACATGTTCAGTAATAATTATATAGGTGGCTCTATAAAAATATAAAATAAAAAAAAGACCGATTTTACTCGGTCATTTTTTTTCTTAACAATTTAATTTAAAATAAGTTTGAAATAGGTCAGGTGTTTTGGCTTTGCAGAAAGCAAAATCTGAATAGCAAATGTAATAAAAATTATTCACTAATTAGTTCAGCTTCGTTTTTTGTATTCAAGGCATTATAAAGGCTATTTTTTCTCGTACCTATTATATTCCCTTGCACCATTCTAACGTTATCATTATCATCTATGATTAAATAGCTTCCACCTTCAACATTATCATCGGTAGAAATAGCTTTTTTCAATCGGTCATCTTGTTTAGGTAGCGTTTTAGCTAATTGTTTTAAAACCACTTTTTTAATCATCCAATTCTCTGGGTCTTTTTTGTCATTAAAGTATAATTCATTTGAAACTTTAAGGGTATTAATAACACCTTTTACCTCTTTAGTTGACATTACCTTAAAAGTAACTTCATTATCTTCTAATTTAGCACAAGCATACACAAATTTTATTTTAGAGTTACTTCTATCTGCATCATGATTAGGTATGTGTACTAATTTTGGCTCTAAACCCATTTCGTAAATAAAGTCATCTTCTTCATAAACTACTTCAGTCCAAATCTTCTTAATTTTATCCGACCTCAATAGAAGCGTTATAAGACCTTTATATCCTAATACTGGTGTTATGGTATCTTTGAAAGGAATAAAGAAAAATTCGCCTATCATTTGACTTGGAGAAAGGTCAAGTTCAGCACAATGTAATATACTTGCGAACAAACTTGCTGGATTTTTCAAAAAAGCTTCTTGCAATTTTACATTTTTCTTAATTTCAGTAATCACTACTTGCTTAAACTTGGCAGGAGTAAAACTTGAATTTTGAAGTAGTTCTGCAAGGTTCTTTTGCTCATAAATACCCATAGTTTGAGAAAACTTATCAATCAATGATAATTCTCTTTTCGGAGCAGGGGCGTTGTTAATCGGTGTTGTTTCCATAGTAAATTTTATCTAAAAGTTTTAAAAGTTCTTGTTCTTGGTTTTTAAGTTTTTGAATATGCAATGTTATCTTTTCTATTTCTGAAAAAATCTTAATCATATTTGCTTTAGATATATCACTTCTATTATCAGCTGTAAACTTTTTTAATTGAGATTTATAACGAATATAGTATTGAATATCTGCTTGAATTAAACTAATTGCATAATCTATTTCTCTTTCATTTATCATTATATCGTATAATAGACTTGTTCTATATTTGGAACAGTTATTTTGTGTTTACAATCAGTAAGCGGACAACTATTACAAAGTTTTAGACTTGGGTAAGCCTTAAAGTTGTGATTATTTAAAACCACTTCTTCATAAATTTTGTCAACCGCTTCTAAATGACTTTCATAAACATCAGGGTCAATATTTATTTTAATGATTTTAGCATCCTCTGGGTCTTTTGAATTGAATATGAAAAAATAAAAGTCAATATCCTCATAATCTACTTCGCATACTTCGGCTAATAGAATAGTGTAGTGTACCGCTTGTATCATTAAATTATCTTTATAAGGCAAAGATTCAGTTTCCCACCCTAACTCATTCCATTTGTCCTCTAATAGTCCGCTATACTTTAAATCAATAACGCATAACCTATTTTGAAATTTAGCCACTATATCTAAAATGCCAGTTCGGTTTTCTTTAGTGATTATTTTTCCAGTTTCAAGGATTTCAATTTTGTATCGGTCAACTACTTTTTTAAAGAACTCGGCACTTGCATTGGCTCTTTCATAATCAGTTGCTAATTTCTCTTTTGCAGTACCTTTGTAAACCATTTCTGGAGTAGGTATTTCGCCAGTTCTCGGTAAGCACCCAGTCGCCATGAACTCAAAAAAATTACCCAATTCCATTGTAGGGGTTGATGGAAATTTAATACCATCTACATACTTTGCTTTGACTTGTAAACCGCAGGCTTTTTTTTGTTTATACTTACTGTATTCTTTTACGAATGATTGAGAGATTTTCATTTTATTTTTTGTTCAAGTTATTTATTTTATCGTATTCTTCTTGTTCGAGCCATCCATTTCGAGTATATTCTTTGCCGACCCAAACGTAACTTATGTCATTTCTTTTTCGAGTTGAAATACCTGCTATTGGCGTTTCTACACGAACATCTATAAGTCTATTAATATCTATTGGAGTTTTAGATTTGTATTGCAATTCAACAAGCATTTGGTCTGCATCGTTTTTGCTTTCAGCTTCCATTATAATTGGCTTTTCAAGACCTAAAAAAAAGTATTTATAAAATCTTGTTTTCAAAGTAAACTATTTTATTTGGTTTTTGTTTTGAATAAATTAATTTATAGAAAAACATTATAATTGAAACAATTGTATATTTGTTGAAATTACACTTTTATCCATTAGTGTCGTTATTAAAGTTTCTTGGAAAATTAAAAGGGGTGTTTCCGCACCTCTTTTTTTATTCTTGGTAATCCAAACTATCAAACTCATCTACATCATCAACAATTATAACGTTTCCAGCTATAAAGTCGCTTGGGTAAATTAAATTATCATCTTTAGCTCTACGAGTAGCTTCTTGATTAAATTTTAATCCCTTTAATTTGCCTTCTTCGTCTAATAACATTAATATACCATCATCCATTGTTAACATTTCAATAGGACTTTCGTAAAAATCTTTTGAAACAAAGTGTTTCGCATCTTTAAAAGATTTAATATTTACTTTTTTAATTTCTCCTTCGGTTGTAATTAAGGTAACTTGCATTTTAATTAAGTTTTAAAGTTCGTATCAAAACTACGAATGTTTTTTGGTTTTACAAAAAATTAATCATGATTTTTTACTTTGAATAATGTTTTAGGTTCTTCTTCAGTAGGTTTTGCTTTAAATTCTGGAAACCTTTGAAGTATTAGCCTTCTTGCTCTCGATATACTATCTATTTTAGCGGTTTTTTCTGTGTATTTGCTATTGAAATAAGTAAATACATCATACCCACTCATTTCGTTAATTTTATCCATACCTAACTCATAAAAATAGTAGGTAAAAATAGTTTTATCTGAATCGAATCTCAAATCAGGCATTTTGTCAAGTAAAAACTTGACTTTAGCGTATGTGCTTGGTAATTTTTTAAATTCTACTTCCATAAATATTTCCTTTAAATACAAAAATCACTTGGTCTTTGTCGGTTATGTTTTCTGTTATCTCATAATAAATATCTCTCATCATTTGTCTTGATTTCGCAATTGACTTACCTCCAAAAAACCAATAAAATTGATTATTTTTAAAAGTTCCAAACATATAGTTGTGTCCAGAGTTAATTTCAGAATTAATAGGGGATAACATAGTTATATGTATTCCGCTTTCTTCAAATGTAAAAAATTCACATTTCTTTCTTAATAGATTACTATCAAAAGGTGTTGTTGTTAAATCCATCTTGGCTTGGTTTTATAATTACAAATATAATAAAATTTATCTAATAAAATAAAACATATTTAATATAATATAAAATATTTTATTAGATAATATTTTAATCTTGAAATTCTTTGAATGAATCAATTGTATTATAGGTTAATTGCTTATATAACATATTGTGCATATCAAAAAAATCGTGAACTAATTTTCTGTTTTCAAAGCTATCACGATAGTAAATACAGTCGGTGTTCCAGCTCTCAAAGTTTTCGCCTAAAAGAATTGATAATTCGTACATCATAAAAAAGCAACTCAAACGAATATCTTTGTAAATCAATTTCATTGCTTTATTTTCTTTTTTTAAGACAACCGTTCCAATACATTCTCCGTTCTCATATCGCTCATATTTTTTTTCTGTACCCAATACTCCTAATGTAGCCAAACGAATATTTTTTGATTTTTCATCTTTAATACCATGTTGATAGGTTTTTTTAGAAATGTAACCCTTAACGTAAGCTATTCTCCAATAGGCATGGTCTAAATCAGTTCCAGTAATAGTTCCTACTTCATCGTCATAGTCGTAGTTAAAATCTTTTATTTTTTTTTGAGGTGGCAAGTCGATAAATGGATTATTATCAATAAATTTTTTCACATCATCATTGACCATTTTAAATAAATACAACTTGTTTTTTGGAAAATTTTTATTTTCGGTAGCAAAAAGATAGTGATTATCTCCAAAAATAATTTGATTAATATCGCTACCTTTTCTGATTAAAAAATTTTGTTTTCCACCTACTAATTTTTTAAAAGTTCTATCACACGAAAAATTTTTAAATTGTTTTTTCATAATTAATATATCTTACCGCCTTTTTCAAACTTATCTATAATTTGTTGTTGTCTTTGATTGAATTGTCTTTTGGTAATTAACCCTTTTTCAAAATCTTTTCTCAAAGCATCCATAGTACGTTCAAAACTTTCTTGTCTATCTCTTTGTAGTCTTAAAATTTCTAAATCAATATTTTTATCAGTAGGTGCTTTAGGAATATCTTCAATTTTTGCTTTTGATTTAGTAACACTTTTTGGCTCTACCTCTTTAGGCTTTAATCTTGATTCTGCTTTTCTTCTTTTTTCTTTATCTTTTTTTTCTTTCTTTTTTTCTTCTTCTCTTAAAAGTCTTTGTTGCCTTTTATCTTCTGGCAAATCTTCTAATTTAGTTTCAGTAAAAATTTCCTCTTTGTCTGTTTCTAAATCTAAAGAAGATTTATCAATAGTTACCAAAACATAATAGCTACAAGGTTTACCATCATTTTTTTTATTCGGTTGAAGTAAAATTTTAAATATAACTATTGGAGTAGGAGAAACATTCCCATAAATTTTTCTCATCTGCTCTCTAATATCTATCATATCAGGCATAAAAGACTTTTTAATAATACCAGTATCAATTATTCCATCAAAAGAAAAACGCATAGGTAAATTAGGGTCAAAAACATCCCAAACATCACTATCTCCAATCATAAACCACTCTCTATCAATTAAATCAATAGCAGGAACATCAAGAGCCGAAAAACAATTCTCAATAGGTTTTGGTGTAGGTGGGGGTGTTTTTCCAAAATCATCTAAATTAACTTTAAACTCACTTGTTATATCTGCTAATTTTACCTTTGTATGTGCTTGACCCTTAAATTTAGGATAAACTTTTTTTGATGCAAAACGCATACTCTCGCTCCAAGTCCAACCTAACTTTTCTTTTTTATTAAGTTCGTGAACTTTTTTAGCTACTTTCAGCCAAGTCTTTCTGCCGTTTGGCTTTTTTACCTTTTTAGGTGTAGGTTTATTCTTGCTCATCTTTTTCTAATTGAAAATTTCTAAATTTGAAAATTGTAGATTTTGAAACATTGAAATATTTTTGTGCTTGAGAAGTAGTATTAAGTTTGCAATAATTAGAAATAGCAAGCTTTGTTTCGTTTGTAATGGCATATCTTTTTTTTCCATTATCTGTAACGTTATGCTTATTACAATGGTAGTGTATAGTACTTCTGACACAATTTAATCTTTTTTCAATCTCTCTATAACTTTTACCTTGTTTGCGTAATTCAAGGATTTCCATTTTTAAATTTTTGTGTCCTGACATATTGTTTTTTGGTTTTAATTTTATAATAATCGGTAAAAAAAGTGGTAACAAGTACCACTATTCTTTTTTTTAGATATAAAAACATCTATTTTAACTTATTCCAAAGGTCTTTTAATGGCGTTTGCTCATATTTAATTCCTTCAGAAAATTCAATTTTTGGAGCTATAAAACCTCCAGTTTTTGTACCTTCAGTTGGTTCTTCTTCTCCTAATGATAAAGCTGTATTGCCTAATACTAATTCGTCTTTTTTAAAGAAAGAATATACGAAAAAAGCAACCGCACCAACTAAAATTGCACCACCTCCGTAATACAAAATCTTTTTTGTGTTTGAATCCATAACTAATTTTTTTCAAATGTACTAAAAAAAATAAAACCAAAAATGTTATTCATTGTTTTTTCAGTTACGAAGTCGCAAAGCCTTTTTCCTTTGTCAGTTATATCAAGCGTTTTCATAAGGTGCAATTTATTGAATTGGTGTTATCTTGTAGTTATGCAAAAGTGCTACCATCCTACCTTATATTGAGGTTTCTCCATTGTTTTAGGATTAGTATAGAACATAAATGCTCTCTGTCGTTCTAAATAGTCCTTAATTGGCTCACCATCACTTAATGAAGAATAACTACCACTTACCCTTTCGTTACTTGCTTTTGATACAGCTAATTTAGGTGCGTTCTGATTAAACTGTTGTAATGTTAAATCAATAAAATATTCTTGACCATTAAAAGTATATCCTAACCAATAATGTTCCCAAAATCCAAACTTACCATAATAGATTTTCATATCACCTTTAAGTTCTTTATCTGATAACATCATTGAAGCATACAAACAAGAATATTCACACATTGAAGAAACATCTATTTTGTAATCTCCTATAACTTCTTCTCCTTCTGCTTTTAACCATTCAATGAAATGGTCTGTTGATAATTCAAAATCAAACTTCACATCTACAAATTTTATTTCCTTTGGTGTAGAAAAAAGTAAGTTAAAACTATCCGCACCTTCGCATAACATCGGTTTTGCAAAAGCAAGGGTTTCATCGGTTATTTGAACATTTGTATTTCTATCAATCATTTGTGCTAATTTTAAAGTTTAGTGCTTGTTATCCCTTGCCTTCGCAAAGCCGAGAAACGTTATCCTAAAGCTTTAATTTTAATATAAATATTTCTTAAAGCTATTTTATCTTGCTCATTAGATAGGGTTTTGCCAAAATCACTAATGTCATTAAGTATTTCTTGTATCTTTTGTTTTTTGGTAACAATAAGTTTGTTTTCTTTTTTTATAGGTAATTTATCTGTTAAATCCCATTCTATGACATTTCTACCAGTTACACTACATTCTTTTATTGATTTTTCGTAAATAACTCCTAAATCTCTTAATTGTGATAATAATTTCCAAGAGTGTTTTACTTTTATTTCATTTATATCAATGTATTTTTGTAATTCTCCAGCGGTACAAGGTGCTGAATTTAATATAGCGTGATATGTAAGTAGCCTTAAATTCGATAATAAACCATTCGCTTTTATTTGATTATAACAATCAATAGATGTTTGTCTTACAGCCATTTTTTTTAGTTTTAAAAATTATTAATTTAATCTTAATAGAGCATCCGACATTTCTTGGTCGTTTATGTATTTTTCAGACTTAATATGGTACGCCATCCAATTTAAAAATCCTAATCCTTTTTGCTCTTGATTTTTTTTCCAATTTTCTGGAATGACAACACTTTGTACTTGTAAAGTTTCCTTTACTTCTTGTAATTGATTTTCGTTTGACATGATTTGTTATGTTTTAAAGTTCGTATCAAAGATAATAAAAAAGTTCTTTGGTTTTATAAAAAGAAGTTAATTTTTTATTAATTATTTTTCTTCTACAAAATTTTTACTTTCAATAACTCTAACAGGTTGCTTTGTTAGTTCAGCATATTTAATTTCTAATGCAAATGCTCTATTGGCGTTTCCAATTAAATTATTAGCAACTTCAGCTCTTTGAATATCTATTTCTTTATTTAATAAATCAGTTAAAATAATCATAGATGTATTATATAAAGCTTTTTGATTATTTGGTTTTAAATATTTTTTATCACTCATCTTTTTTTATTTTTTTAATTACTCTTTTTAGTTTTAATTCAGCTTTTTTTGATTCAATGAAATAAGGGTGTTGGATTGACACGTTTCTTGGTATTTTATAAGCATTATATATTATAAATTTAATATACTCATCCGATTCTTTATATGCTTCACTTTTTCTTCTGACTTTCCTGACTTCGTTAATGTGAGATTTATTTTTAGATTGATATTTTTTATCCCAATCTTTTTTCATTTGCTTGTATTCATCAGTTTTACAATAACAAGGCTTACACATACCTTTCGCTTGATGTTTTTTTTCAAAACCACAACAGTTACAAACTACTAACTTCATAACTATTTGTTTTTTACAATTTCTATTAATTTTTTCAAACACTTAATTTCTGCTTTTTCATAAGTTGTAAACATACCACTCATTTCACAATCTCCACTTTCCGCAGAATCGCAAATATGAGTACCTCCTCTTTCTGTATTGTAGTGAAGTTCCCACATATAACCACTCGCATTTGAATAAACTGTATGCACTATATTATACTTCTCTCTAAACCATCTAAATGCTTGTTGGTAAAGTGGTGCTGATAGTTTACCATTTTTATTAAAATTACAAATAACAATAGTATCAGTCATCATACTATGACTGATTTTGAAATCTTTTGTGTAATAAAATAAACAATGTTCATCAAATCCTAATTCTTTTAAAGCTAATGCTAATTCGTAAGGGTTAAATTCTTTTTCCATGTTATTTAATTTTAAAGTTCTAATTTAATTTGTGAAATGTGGTCTTTTATGCGTTTAATAGCTTTGTCGTAATACTCTTTATCTAATTCGCAAGCGGTCAATTCAAATCCGTAATCGTGGCAAGCTATCGCAATACTTCCAGAACCCAAGTGAGTATCGAGTATTTTATCGTTTTCTTTAGCGTATTTATCTAAAATCCATTTGTATAATGCTACTGGTTTTTGTGTTGGGTGGATTCTTATTTCTTTGTTTTTCATATCGCCTTGTAACATTCCATTCCAAGTAAACTCAAATATTTGTACGCTTTTATGAGTTGAGCATACAGCAATTTCGCCTTCCCCAAATGCAGTACCGTTTTTATTCCACACAATTACACCACCACAAAGACCTAAAAAATTACCTCCCCAAATTATTTGATTTTTGCTAACTCTTTCAAGTTCTAAATAGTATTTGTTGTCAGGTGCTATGTTTTCAAATAAATGATAACCTTTTCTTTTAGTAGCCTGTTTATTTTGTTTTTTATTATCAGTTAAACCTATTGCATCTATATTGCCATAAGGAGGGTCTACAATAGCTAAATCAAAATAGTTATCTGGATAACGAGCCATAAGCTCCATATTATCTTCGTTGGTAATAGTAATATTTTCTGTTATTTTCATTATAATAATTTTAAAGTTCACATCAAAAGTAAAAAAGTATTTTGGTTTTACCAAATCATTTGCAAATTATTTTTAATTTATTTTAAATCAGTCCCAAAAAAGTCCCAAAAGTTTCCCATAAAAATAGGTTAATTTATTGATAATGAGTTTAAGTTAGTTCCAAATTAGTTCCAAATTAGTACCAACTTTGTATATACTGCACCATTTTTTTACGAAAATATTGAGAGCCATTCTTTAGAGCCAGAAATACCCTAAACAATACCCTAAACACCCCCATTTCCAAGCTTTATATATGTAACTGCATATAAATAGCCACAATCCCTTTATAATCGTTGTATTTGCGTATATTCTGACCCATCTGACC